TTGCGCGTGGTTGATTTCCTTATCAACAATACACAGCATTACATCGTGCTGGCCTCATTAGCCTCGGCTACGACTTTGACGCCGGAGTTACTGACCCTCGGTATCTCGGAGCCTGTCATCGATGTGACCTATAAAGCTGGCTACACTACCATCCCAGAGGAAGTGAAGCTCGCCGTGGTACTCATCGCAGCATCTACGATTGCTCAGAAGCAACTTATCGAAGAAGGCGTCGCCGGGGTACGGAGCTTCGTAATCGGCACCTATTCTGTAACTGTGGGGCGTGGGGATGGCGAGCCTGCCGGATTTGCCTGCCCGATACCGGAAGCGGCTCGGCAGATCCTCGAATTCTATCGAATGACGCCTCTAAAGTAAGGATAAGCCATTGCTCGGCTTGAACAAGCTGGTTACGATCAAACGGTCTAAGCGCACGATTAAGCCCTCCGGCACATCCAGCGAGGAAACGGAGATCCTCGCCATGCATGTGCCAGCAGCGATCCAGCCCTACGTCCTGCGGACGATGCCTCCACCGCCGCAGTTCCGTACACCGGGCGGTGAGCTTTATAAGCAATATTATGGCTGCTGGATTCCATGCGGGGCAGTGTCGGTGCCGATCTTGGATGACGACATTGTGGAGGATGAGACGACCGGCGAGCGCTATGATGTGATGGCCGTCGTCGATGCGGCTGGCCGAGGGCATCATTGGCTCCTTCGGTTACGTAAGTTCCACTAAGAGCTATATCATGCCATTTATCGAAATCATCGTAGATGCAACGGGCCCAATAGAGCTTTGTCAGCGGTTGGCTCTGGGGGCCATGACGCCTGTTAAACGTGCCGTAGGACGGGCAGCATTATCTTTACAGGCGCAGGTGCGAGCAAGTTTGCAGTCGATGATCTATGCCACGCCGGAGCGCGGGTATAGACGTACTGGCACGTTGATGCGCAGCAGTCATGCCGCGCCGCCTGACATCGATCATTCCGGGGACGAGCAGGCCGCCTTTGGGGGCGCTGACCTCGCCGCGACTGATCCTATGAAAGTCGTGGGCGGTGATTTGGCGCAAGGCGGCTTTTCTTCGGAAATTGGGTCATGGATTCATTATGCACATTTCGTTCATGATGGGACAATTCACATGGCGGCCCGCCCTTTCTTAGGGCCTGCTGCGGCGATGGCAAGAGCCCAGCTAGAAGCTGAATTAGCTGTAGCTACCGAAGAAATTATCAGGGCCGCAAAGTAAGTCGGGCGAGGCATTGACGATGCCTCTGAAGAAGCCGACAATAGGGATAACGATGGCAAAGAAACTAAAGGCGCAGCCACAGAAGATCGATCTCTCCCAGGAGGCCGAGGTCGCTGGCTCTGGCGAGCCGGAGATCAAGACTAGGCGGCTGCCTATTAAGACTGCCATAATCAGAACCGCCGATAAGCGGCGGGAGGAGGACTAGGATGGCGCAAGTAAACCTTCCCGTGCAGGTCGCCCCTGGCGATGCTGCGGGTAAAGACATCACCGCCGGTTGGACTGCCGCTGATGCATTAGGCCATAAGGTGTTTAACGGTGGCGGGCATGTAATCGTACTGGTGCGGACTCAGGCGGCTTCGAGCATCTCCGTGACCGTGACATCGGTGGCAGACCCATATGGGCGCACAGGTGACTTGGGCCCGACGGCTATTGTAGCCAGCAAATATTATGCCTTTGGCCCATACTCGCCTGGTTTGTTCAACCAGAAAAGTGGCGCGGATAAGGACTACTTCTATCTGGCCGAAGCCAGCATCGTGGGCACGGTTGATTTGTTGGCGCTGGGCTGGTAGTACGCGATGGTTCCCACGACGGGTGCGGCGGCTGAGCTTCTGACTGCGCTATTCGGCGTACTACACGCCGACAGCACATTGTCGGTATTGCTCGGCGCTGATCCTGATGATCCGCGGATTTATCAGGCATTCGTGGCCTTCGATACAGCGGTGGCAATCCGCAACAAATGCTGGATCACTTTCAACGTGACTTCGGATCTGCCAACGCCAGCGGAGCAGACACACGACATCCGCGACATCGGTATGGACATCCATGTGTGGGTGCGTGATCCAGACGGAGATAAAGCGGATGCTATTGCTAGGCGGGTTGCATATCTCTTAGAGGAAGGATCGGAGACAGTGCTGACGACGGCGACTCTGTTCGTCTGGATGTTCCACCCGACCGGCTACACCAAGACCTTCGATGCGGATCAGGAGGTTTGGCATACGGTTCTCGGCTATCATGGCATGATGATGGCCGTGACGACGTAGTAAATCGGCTCAACTCTTGGCTCATGGCGCTCGATGCGCTAGGCTAGGTGTAGCCGTCTGATGCGAGGTGAAAGATGGCAAAGCGGAAGCAATCTGTTCGCATCGTATATCGCGGACAGGCAGACACATATAAGATTCCGGGCCCCTCTGGGGCCGTCTACACGTTTGATCGTGGAGTGCCTGTGGAGGTCTCGGTGGAGGATGCTCCATTTTTTGTGGAGTATCCCGCACAGGCACTAGAGTTCCAAGAGCCGGAGGAACCGGCTCCGGTGACGGAGCTACCACCCACTGAGCGTTCCTCATTTGAGGTCGCACCGGAAGTTGAAGTAGCGGAGCCCGTTTCAGGGTCTCCTGAAGGCACCGCCGAGGAGTAGAAGTTATGGCACTCGATCCAACCAAGATACGTGTCGCGGCTGGCCGCCTGTATGCTAATGTGACACCGCCCGCTGCGTTCACTCCGTTGGCATTGACTAATGGCGTACCTGGGTCGGGCACTGAGATGGGCCTGACGCAGGGTGAGTCAGTGTTCACTTATGAGGTCACTTATGATGAGGAGCTAGCCGATCAGGTGCTCTCGCCAGTGGCCGTCTTTGCGACGCAGGAGCAGATGCAGTTGGAATTCACGCTGCTGGAATATGCGGCGGCCAACTTGCAGGATGCCTTGCAGCAGGTGAAGCTGACTGTCGATAATGGGAGCACGCCTAAAACCGACACGTTTACGTTCGGCACCACGAGCCCGACGGGGGCGACTGTCGGCCTACAGTCGATCACGCTGGTCTCGTCCATTCCTGGTACGAACCCACAGCGGTACACCATTGTCATGTTGTACCAAGCATATCAGCAGGCGGCGCCTGCTATGCGGTACACTCGTGAGGGTAGCACCATCATGAAGTGTACCTTCCGGGCGATGCCACTAATGTCGCGCTCCGACCAAGATCTGCTGGGGCAGCTTGTTATCGAGCGCAACGCTTAATGACATAACCCTCCGTCGGTAGGGGGCTGACCGACGGGCAATACGGGGATACCGCGGCATCCCCGTCAATCGGGGGGCGAGGCGCATAGCTGGGCCCTCGCCCCCTTGTAAAACACCAGTGATAGCGCTATGCGTATTTTTCCGACGCTCATTACTTGGGCGTCACTGTCTCTTATGTGAGGAGGTAAGCCATGTCTAAAGGGAAGGCCAGTAAGACACCGGCAGAGGTGTATTTGGAGCCCGAAGTCGTTTGGAAGATTGGGGCACGGGAGTATAAGCAGCGTCCATTGTCGATCCGCGGCCTATCCCGTGTATTGAGCACGGTGGCTACCGAGATCAACGCGCTGGTAGAGACACCAATGTTTGTTTCACTGGCATCGGTTGATCTAGCAAATATCTCCACATCGCAGGTGGCTAGCTTAATGGTTGCTATGCTAGCCGCGGTGCCAGATGTGCTGCCACGGTTCCTGGCTTCTGTGCTCGACACAGAAGATGTTGATTATATCGCCGAGCATGCAATGCCGGGGCAGGCGCTCAAGATCTTCGAGACGCTCTGGGATCAGAATGAGCCGGAGGTATTGATCCGCGGTTTTTTCGCACTAGGGAGTCGGGTCAAGGCGGCTCTGCCCCAGACGCCGACGACCTCGGAATAGCGGGCGAAATCGAGTTACTGCTGGCTGAGTATGCCTTTACCCTTGAGGATGTGCTCGACCGGCTATCACTTCCGCAGATCCGACTTCTATTGCGGGCGCGGGAACGGCGTATTACAGACGAGCGCCGGTGGCAGGTGCTTGTGGCTGGTCTGCCACGGGAATATGCAGAGGAGCTTCTAGGGTTGCTTGGCGATTCGGGTGAGCGCGAGAGGGCCGAGGACAGCGGCGATGTTAAGGCGCCGTCGGGCACGCCTCTTCTGCACGAGCTAACGGAGCAGCAAGTGCAGTTGATGGGGTTGCCTGTCAAATTTGTTAAGGTAGCGGACGAGGAACAATCCAGTGTCTAGTCTAAACGAAGTCACCATTCGGATTAGGGCTGATGCTACTCAGCTACAAACAGGGCTGACGCAGGCACAAGGGCTCATCCAAGGTTTCGGCGCGTCCGCGGGCACGGCTGCGGGCGGTATCGATACGTTAACCAAGGGGGTTTATAAGGCCGATACACAAACCCGCGGTTTCTTTGGTATGCTCAAGGGCAACATGGGCCACTTGGCCGCGATGGGCCTTGGGTTCGCTGCTTTCTATCGTGGCCTGGTGCTTGTCAATGCCGGGCTCGACTCCATAATTGGTGGCCTCGCTAAGTTCGATGAGAATATGCGTAATGTCCAGTCACTTACTAAGCAATCCGATGCATCCTTGGATCGGATGAGCGAATCCGTCTTGCATTTGGTCTCTAGCGGTGACTCGGCTGGCAAATCCGCCGTAGATCTATCTGCGGCCCTCTATGAGCTTGTCTCTTCTGGTTTCTCTGGATCGAATGCTTTGGCGCTTCTCAAGGTAGCCGCACAAGGCGCTGCTGCCGGACTTACCACGACCCAGACCTCTGCCACGATCTTAGCCGCTATTCTCAACGCTTATAAGCGCCCGGTGTCTGATGCGCGGGATGTTATGGACAGTCTCTTTCGCATTGTTGACTTGGGCGTGGTGCATTTTGAGGATCTTGCTAATACGCTCGGCCTGGTTCTTCCTACGGCAGCGGCTCTCCATATCAACCTCGATGAACTCGGCGCTGGTATCGTTGAATTGACTCGGCAGGGGCAGAAACCTAGTCGAGTAATGACGAACCTAAACGCTGTTATGACCGCTTTCTTGAAACCCAGCAAGCAAGCGCAGGACACAGCAAAGCAGCTTGGTATTGATTTCAGCGCCGCGGCTATACAGGCAAAGGGTTTTCCAGCGGTGATAGCGGACATCGCGGCTAAGGCCGGGGACAATGATGCCGCTTTAGTCAAGATGTTTGGTAACGTCCGCGCTATCCGTGCTATCTTTCCCTTGGCGGCTGCGGGAGGTCAGGAATACCTCCGTATGTTGGCTATGATGGCGCAAGCTCATTCGGGTGCTGGTGCAACGGCGCGAGCTTTGGCGGAGCAGCAGAAAAGCCTTATGTTCCAACTTCGTGTGTTGGGCACGCGCTTTCAAGCCTATGTTATTGAGGCTCTCCGCCCAGTCATCACTTGGTTGGCGCAGAAACTCCCGGCGGCTATCAATTTCGCGGGCAGCGCCTTCCGAATGCTCACGGCGCCCATCGCTGGTCTGGCCCGACTATTCCGTGATTTGAACAGCGCAACGGGAGGACTATCAACGCGGTTGCTCCTATTTTCCTCGGCGCTATGGTTAGTGGTAAAGGTTGCTGGGGGGCTCCGGGCCGCTGTAGCCTCAGTAGTAACGGCAATGTTTATGTCGACTGCTGCAATAGAGGCAGAAGGAGCAGCGGCGGCCACGACTGCCGCTGAGGAGGCGCTTCTTACAGGCGCTACTATGGCACAAGCCGCTGCTGCGGCGGATGCGGCTGCCGCCACCACCTCGGCTGGTTTGGCTATGTCGCGCATGATGGGTTGGGTTGGCGTGGCCATCACAGCGTTATTGGCTCTGGGCGCGGCTTACTCCTTTGTGAAGAACAAGTTTTTCGGCGGGGCTAAAGAAAAAGCGGAGACCACAGGACAGAGATTAGCTGAGGGATATGATAGGGCGGCGGCTTCTTTGGGTGAGGTGACGCAAGCTGCTGAGGACACAACGAGTTCTCTTGGTGGAACCGGCGGAGCGGTACAGGCGGAAATCATTAGCCCATTGGAGAAGGTGCCGCATGTCGCTGATGAATCTCGATATGCATTGGAGCGGCTGTCCAAGCAATTCGCCAGCATTGGCGTTGCCGCCGCTGCTATGGATCAGGCAGAGAAAGCCTTAACGGTTCTTCACGACAGTCTTTCCGCTGTGGACGCCGCTATTAGGGCCGCCAACCTATCGACGATTCGTGAGGCCCTAGAAGCTATCGGCGGTTCTCCGACGGCTTATGAGGCCGCAAGCGCGGCAGTAAATGAATTAGCAGACAGTGAGGCCGCTCTAAGTCAACAGGTCGATGATGCCCGCCGTGATTTTGGTGTTTTGGACGACACCATGCAAGCGCAGAAGAAGACCCTGAAAGAGTATCAGGACGCGGCAGATAAGATCAATAAGACCCTTAGTCGCGTGAAGGATCGGATCGATGAGCTTAATCAGACGCCGATTGCGGGTGAGGCCGCCTATAAGCAGGCCCGATATGAGATAGATCGGCAGCTTGAGGAGCTACAGTATGCGCTAGAGTCTCTGCCCGACACTCCGGCCAATAAAGCACAACGGGCTACCATCCAACGCCAGATTAGTGATCTGACGCATGAGCGCTCGCGCGTCGAGATTGAGTTTTCGCGGACTATTGGCGAGGCGCGGCATCAAATGGAGATGATTGAAGGGACGCTGACTAAGGAGGTGGCGGCACCCACCCTTGTTTCAGCCGTGCGCGATGTTGTGCAACAACAGATCGATCTTACGCCTGCGGCACAAGCAGCAAACGAGAAATTGGATGCACAGGAAACCCTTGTTGCTGATCTAACTCCGGCATGGCAGGCTGCACAGGATCGCCTTACGGCTTTGAGTGATGGCCTCGGAATTGTGGACAGCGCACTATCTGACTTCCAATCGGCCTTGGAGAGTACGGCCCAATTTGCCGTAGAAAGGCTCAATGCTATTCAGGCCGCCGCAGAGGGGGCTGGTGGTGCTATTGAAGCGATGCCGGAAGAGATCACACAACCTATGGAGCATATCCCAATTTCTGCTGCAATCCCTGGCATCTTTACATTGCCAGAGGCCGAGGAATATAAGAAGCGCTTGGAGCGCGGGCTACCACAGGTCACAGACAAATTGGCAGACGACATGGTTCAAGGCGTCGTAGTCGCATATCAGGAGGCCGCAAAGTTATTACCGGAGGCTGCTCCACAAGATCTAATGGACATGACTATGGAGGATCTTGTTCGTGCTGGCGAAGATGCATTTGGTGCCCGTTGGCCCGAAGTAGCTGATCAATTTGTTGCTCTTGGGAAACAAGGGCTTCAAGCGGCTGTGTCGAGCCCGCAGTTTGGGGCCAGTATGGAGAACTCGGCTGCAATTTCGGCGGCGACCTATGCTGATGCAGTAAGGGAAGAAATGGATAAGGAGTTCCCTGGGACGACGGACGGTCTTTTGAATGCCTTTATAGAGAAGATGAATGCCTCTACGCTGTCAAAAGCCGATAAACTCGCAGCGCTAGGGAAGCTGGCCGTCACATTATCATTCCCGCGTGATGCTGTGGGGCAGGCACTAGTCGCTCTGAACATTCCGGCGGCATTGGCCAATGAGCTTGCTGATCAATATGCGCGTGATAAGGACTCCCTGGCGCCAAACCTGCGTGTTATTGGAGAGGGCTTGGTGGCATTGTCTCTTGGTGGGGAGCAGGGATTGGATGCATTGATCGCCGAGAGGGAGAAGCATGGATTCTTGGAGGGATCCGATAAGTTCTTGCTATATTTGCAGAACAACCCGGATGCGTTCAGGGCCTTCAGTGCGGTTGGTGAAGCTGCCGGTGTCGCTTTAGCGACTGGGATGAGCGAGGAAGCCTCTAAACGGTTTATCGCATGGGCAGAACAGTGGCAAGAAATGCTCACCAGCGCTCCTACCATACAGCAGCTACTCTCATGGACACCGACAGGGCCAATTCCTGGGAAGCAACATGGTGTGCGCGATTTCTTGGGTGGACTGGCAATGGTCGGTGAGGGTGGCAGGGAGTTGTTGGCCCTGCCTCGTGGCTCCTCTATTGCATCTGCCAGGGATACATCTCGTATCTTGGACTTCCTGAAGGCGAGTGCGGCACAAGGCGGCAAGGGCGCGATATTCGCGCCACGTTTCGACATCCACGCTATCGGCGACCAGTGGGATCAGATGAAAATGCGGATACTGTCGATGGTGTCCGAGTATCTTGACAAGGCTGCGGCAGAAGCGGGTATGAACAGCCCTCTCGTGCTGCACGGGGTCGGGATTCCCAGAGTGTGAGGGTAGTATAGATGGTTACGAATGCTTGGTCGTTTGCTGGCTACGCTTTCCCCTGGGATTGTGTGCCTACTCGTGGCCAGTCGGACAGTTGGAATAAGAAGCGCAAGGTGGTGATCCATACGCCTCTAAACTCAGACATCGATGTGCTCACCAACTTCGGGTTCGAGAGCGCTCGGCGGACGATCCGCGGGCACTGTACGTTGGCCTTCAAGAACCAAATGATGAGTTACTTCGGCGGTCTAACCGTGGGGGCGCTGGTAGACTCGGATGGCGTGAGTCAGAGTTGCCAGATCTTGGAGGCAAGTTTCGAGACATTGCGCACAGGAAGATATGCATATACTATCCAATTTATTGCCCGCTAGGTGAGAGATGGCCTATTCAGTTACTTCAGCGACAAGAAGCGTGACCCCAGCCGTCGCGGTGGGAGGCATTGCCCTTCAGAACATCGTGAGTGCCTCGGTTCACTTCGCATTGGACTCGCCGGTGCCGACCGCCGATGTGACTGTTGCTGGTAAGCTACCCGATTGGATTCAGCGTAACATGAGCGTCACCATCGATCTCGCCGGGCGCCTCTTCACCGGCAAAGTTAAACGTCGGCAGCACTCACCAGGCCAATCCACCATTCAGTGTGTAGGTAAGACACAAAAGCTCTGGCAGCCTTTCAAGGTCGCTGGTTGGGTCTTCACCAATGTCTCTGCACAAGCGGCGGTTGAGACGATTCTCAACGATGTGGGTATCACTGATCGCTCGATAGATATGGTGGCTTGGCAAATCGGTGTGGTGCAGGATGCCATCATCGATGTGACTACGCCCGGCGATGCTGTCCAGAAGATTATAGACGTTGATGGCCATCGCATGTTCGAACTACCTTCTGGTGGGCTGGTAATTCGGAAACTCCTAGCAGCGCCCGCACCGTCGCCTTTCCGTACTTACACCACCACGGGCACGGCGCCTTGGGTAAATGACATCAGTGATGATGAAGACCCCGATCAGGTGAAGAAGGAAGTCATTGTTAGTGGCGCGGCTCTGGGTAGCCAGGATTCGGAAGGCAATGCGGGACAGACGCAGATCGAATCGCCGCCTGTTTTCACCGACTCTAATGACTTAGTGGAGGGCCCGCATGAGCTATACTCGATGAACTATCAGAATGATCTCATCGAGGATGTGGCAAAGGCAACGGCAGTGGCGCTCCGGCTGCTCGACAAGTATCACCGCATCATCGAGCGGATCTCTATGACCGTGCCTCTCGACCCCGACATCCGCTTGGCCATGACCATCGGTATACAAGACGCCGCTGTAACTGGGCGCACCGTCAATTGGTTTGTTGAAGGCTACACGCATACTTTTGCCGATGGGCAATGTGAGACGACGCTTGACCTCATGGGTGGTGATCAGTCGGGCACAAGCGGTAAGGTCGCCCCTATTGCTGATTTCGTCTACAAGGTCGAGCACGAACTTATCGGCACGCAGATGCGGGCATTGGTTAGCTGCCACAGCCTCTCGGTAGACCTTGATGGCACCATCGCCAACTATCACTGGACAGATACTTACAACCCACCCAATGACAAACAGGGCGCCAACTTGGTGGACATCTCTTTTGTCTATGATCCGACGGTCATGACGACTGTGGATATTACATTGGAGGTCACGGACAACGATGGCTATAAGACCTCGATCACCAAGACGATCTACATCGGCCCTGGCGCGGTCGAAAATCAGTTCGTACCCACGATTGCGGCGGCCTGCACTGCGGGCACCGGCGCCGGTATGTTCACCCCAGATGGCGGCTTTACTTGGCATGATAAGGCGGCTCCAAGTGGCCAGTTTATCTCAGTGTCGGCGGCTGAATATGGAGGCCCAGATGATCTCGGCGTGATTTTGCTCGGCACCAACAATGGGAAGATATACCGCAGTACCGACCAGCTAGCGACGGCCCCAACCTTGGTCTTCACTGAACCGGCGGGGTCGCCTATCAATCATATCTGGTGGGACACGAACGTTCAGAATCGCGTTTGGGCCTGCACGCAGAATGGGCGACTCTATTGGTCGGTCGGCGGAGCTACATGGGAGCTTTACCACGACTTCGGGGGCAGCTTCCCTCTGACCCGTATCGCTACTCCAAAGGGCCCGCCGGTAGTCTTCGTCTTCGGTGGACGAGGCGATGCCCCCTACACACTGATTCAGTGGAATTGGCAGGATAACTCCGAGATCTGGTTCCAGCCCGATATGTCTGCCTTCACGCCCAGCGCAGCAGCCGACCATATCGCAGAGGCCGCGGCCAACGTATTCCCAGAGCTTTGCATTATCTTCACTGGAACCCGTCAGCCAGCTATTATGTATACCGCTGATCTCTATGCATCGCCTGTGGTTTGGCAAAACGCTGTTGGCCTCGCGGCGGGTCTCGTTGATGGTCGTTTTGTCTGCCCGGAAGGTGCCCCGGTAGGTGAGGAGGGCGGCACTGCGGGCACATTCTTGGCGGCCTTTGCCGACAAGGAGATGTGGACTACGGCGGATGGCGTCAACTGGCATCGCACAGTAGAGCAGCTACCCGCACCGGGAGCGCCCACACTTTCAAAGGTCGCAGGCTCGCTGGCGAATGGCACCTATGGGTATCGTGTGTCGGCACTAAATGACAATGGAGAAACTTTAGCCTCGGCAGAGACGACGATTGTTATCGCTGATGGCCCGAAGGGTGTTAGGGTCACATGGGCCGCCGTTACTGGCGCTACCGGCTACAAAATCTATGGGCGCACACCTGGGGCCGAGCTATTTATGGCGCAGGTGGCCGTCGTGACGCAGTGGGATGATAACGGCTCCATTGTGCCCAGCGGTGCCTTGCCTTCGGTCAACTCTACGTCTTGGGTCTTGCCCGGAACCGCCGCCAACAAGCCGTGGCATGCTATGAATGTGAAGGATCATCCCACGCTCTTTTTCGGTGCGAGTATCGAGGGGCTGTGGAAGACAACCGATGGCGGTGTGAAGGTCAACTTTATCCGTCCCGCTGCCGGTATCTCGACTTGGCCAGCGTCAGCCCTTGGTAGGATGATCAGCTTCGTAGCTCAGGCGGCGGAGAGCAATCAGGAACCTGACGAGGTATGGCTCATCTACGTGAATGTGGCTAGGACGAGCGTGAACCTCTGTAAGTTGGCGGGAACATCGTGGGAGATTATTAAGCAGGGTCTCGACCTTCATGCAAGGAAACTTCAGTGGTTCGGCACTAAGTTGTTCTATCAGTCGACATGGGATTCGATGACGTGGGGAGACTTGATGCTGAGCACAGACGAGGGCCTCACATTCAACCCGGTACTAGCGAACTGCTCGGCGGTGACGCAAGGGCCTGACGGCACCTTCTGGGCCTGCACGCACAGCACCGGAGCCGCGTACCCGACGGATGTCTATATCCACAGCAGCCCCACTGCCGCCGCCGGGTCATGGACACAGCGGGCGCACTTCACTAGTGCTTACGCCGTGCCCTTCAACTCAATTGCAGTGAACCCCAACAACGCACAACAGGTCGTGGCTATTGCTGGGTATAGCACTATCTGGAATAAGGTGGCAGTGTCACTTGATGGCGGGGCGACATGGACTTTGAAAAATGGGCCAAGCCACTCTGGAGGTGATGACAGCACAATTTGGATTATCTGGGGGCAGAACCAGCGGTTGATCGCGGCGCATCACCAACACTGTAAGGTTAGTGTCTCGGATGATTTCGGGGGCACTTGGACACTGAAGTATACGGCGACACCCAACGCGATTGACTGGCAGAACTTCATACGCTGCGGCATGTGGCTGTTTGGGTTGATACGGAGTCAGGATACAGATATGTGTTTGGCTCGCTCTTCCGATAACGGCGACACGTGGGAGGAGCTTCACCTTAACACTATTGAAACTAAGCATGCCCTAGCATACAACCCCGATGGTGAACGGTTATTCATCTTCTATTCGTCTATGGCTCGCCCTGGCACAGACCCGGCGCCGGTGGCTCGCATGAAACCCGCGACTGCGACGAAAGCCGACTTAGAGGCAAGTTGGACAGTCATGCAGTATGACTGGGACACCAAGATCGGTACTATCAATGGATGGCCGCAGGGTGGACTAGCAATCAGGGTAGGCTAGCGACATGAAAGTAGCCAGTCGTCGCTATTTAGGTAAGGCGGTGTAACCGTGCGCCGACAACAAAAATACGGACAGTCCCAGCTAAGTGCCTATGCTATCGCTGAGATTGACCATCTCAAGGCCCTTATTGGCCGCTTAACAGATGGCCGCGTCATCGTCTATGGCGGAAGCGGAAGTAGCGGAGGCGGAGGCGGCGGAGGCGGAGGTGGCGGAGGCGGAGGCGGAGGTGGCGGAGGCGGAGGCCAACCCCCGCCCGCGGCGGAGCATGTCCTTTATGGCTCGAAGCACACAAAGTCCCTGCACGTCACGGCAGGCCCCGGCCTCAGTGTTGACTTTGAGGAGGGCCATGTCCGCATCGATGAGACCTATACGCTGATTGCTGCGGGCAGCATTGCCTTGACTGACGCCGCGACCAACTATATCTTCGTCAACAATTCCGGCGTTGTCGCCACAAATACGACCGGCTTCCCGGCCAACTGCATCCCCCTGGCCGAGGCAGTGATGGCTGGTGGCGTCATTGCGAGCGTTACCGACCGGCGGGCTTATCTCTGGGGCCACCACGGGCCGACCTTTGTGGGCGATGTAAAGGCGGGAGGCTATTTGCGCATAGGCGGCATAACTGCTCCGACTAACGTGGGAGCCGGAGACATCACGGCTTTTCGTCTTCACATCGGCGATGATGACGCCTTCCCGACCGAACAGATCTATAGGCTTGCCCGTACATTTGTGCCCACTACAGGCGGCGTGAGAAATGTCATGGGCGCTGACATCACTTCAACCCCCGGAGTTGGCGTTTCCGCTGATGAAGTTCACGTAATGGACTTCTATGTTCGGGTACACCCAACGGCGGCCCACGCCGGGCAGCATGTAGGCACCTTCGGGATCGCAATCCACGACGCTGGCGCCTTTGACCTCACCAATCCCTTCCGTGCCCTCACCGGCATAGTCGGCGAAGCTGACCAAGCCGTGGCCGGTACAACGGTCGGGGCCGCCATCGGCGGTCAGTTTGTCTATCGAGCAGTCGCCGGAACGATAACGGAAGCATACGGCCTTCAGGTCTACCGAGGCATCGTGGGTGATGCTGGGGCTATCGGGACGGGTGTTGGCATCGAGATTGTTCCCGCTGCGGGTGCTGTACCGACCACCGACATCGGTATTCGCATTGGTAGCTCTTTAACTGCCGCCCTCTGGATGAACACGGACACCCCGGCTAGCGGTGTTATCGCCTGGGGCTCCGCTAGAGACACCAACCTCTATCGGTCAGCGGCTAACGTGCTCAAGACGGACGATGCCTTCTACGTGGGCGCTACCCTCCAAGTGGGCACCGAGGCAGGCATTGGCTGCACCCCCGATGTCTTCGGTGATGCTATGCTCACCATCGCGCCTAATGCCTCTACCCGACGGGGAATCATCATTTGGGGCGCTGCGGGACAGACCGCCGACTACATTCGTGTTTTGAACAGTGCAGGCACCTTAATGCTGGCCGTGACCACAGACAGCACAAATACCCATCTGACGGTGCCGCAAGGTGACATCACGAGCGGCGTCTGGGACGCACGGCGGGGTCAGTTTACCGCCTATGGTAATGCGACCGGTCAGGTCGGGGGCGGTATCCTTGGCCTCCATGTGGCTATGGACTATGGCGCGGCATTTGATATGTGGAAAATTACGCCCAATGAAGATGACCTCATGTTCTTTGCTGCTCTCGACGCATCGCCGTGGACAGAAACGCTAAAGATGAAATTAACCGCCGAGGGCCAGCTTCAACTGCCTATTACAGGCTCGGCGGGGGGTCTTCTCATTGGCACCGATACTACCCTCTATCGCTCGGCTGCGGACACGCTCAAGACAGATGACAGCCTCATTGTCACCGGCAAGTTTAGCGTCGGCGGCAGTACGCCTGCGGTTGACGCTGACATTGCTCTCTCACGTAGTTGGGGTGCAGTTGACCTCCGTGTTTACAACACGAACGTAGCTGCCGGAACCGCTGACGCTCGCATCATCTGTCAGACAGACAACGGCGGCGGAGATCCTCTCTTCTTCCTCAATGACGCAAACGTGGGCTGGTACATAGGCAGTGACCGCTCCGACGCCTTCAAACTCAAGATAGGCTGTTACTCCGGCACGGTCGGTGGGGGAACGGTCATCGCCAACTTCTTCCCCTCCGGTCAGATGGGTTTGGGCAGTAGCACGCTTGATGGCGAGACCCGCCTGTTCCAAGTGATTGACATCTGGACACCTACGGGCGGCATCAGGAACTCCTGCTACATCTCGTCCCGAATGTCACCCCCCGCTGGGGCGGCCTCAGATGACTACCGCGCTCTCAAGGTCGATGCATTTGTCAGGCCAACAGCTAGTTGGCTAGGCGCGGCGGCGGCCCTGTACGCCTACATCTCGCATGACTCCGGGGCCTTCGATGTCGCTGCACTGGAAGGTCTGCGCCTCTCGGCGGTACAAGGGGTTGCGGCCACGACAGTCACGAGTCTGAATGCGGTAAAGGTGGCCTACTCGGTCTCCTTGGGTAGTGTCACGACAGCCCGTGGCCTACACATCATTCGTGGGTTCGCTACGGATGCGGGCACGGCATTGGGGGCGAGCTATGGCATCGACATTGACGCCTGTCTGGGGGTTGTGCCGACCACCGACATCGGTATTCGTATCAACAGCGCTTTGACCGCGGCCCTCTGGCTGAACACGGACACCCCGGCTAATGGTGTTATCGCCTGGGGCTCCGCTAGAGACACCAACCTCTACCGAGGCGCTGCTGACGTGCTCTACTCAGATGATTCCCTCCGCCTAGCTGGGCACGCTCGGATTGGCTCCGTTGCCGCCCCGTCCAATACAACGGCGGGCGACCTCAATGCTCTCCGCGCCTACATCGGGGCTGACGCTGCGCTCCTCGCTGGCCTTACAGCACAGGTCGCAGGTGCGCTTGGTATCTCCGCCGAGAACACTTTACGCCTTTATGACCTGGACAACTCCAACTATATCGGGCATCGAGCCAACACAACACGTACAACAGACATCATCTATGTCTGGCCCGCGACCGACCCGACTGCTGGGCAGGTGCTTCAGTCCTCAGCGCCGGTTGGCGGTGTGGCCACATTGTCATGGGCAACGGTAAGTGGCGGTGGCTCATGTACGCCCGATGCCGCAGACGTTACCTACACTCCGGCTGTCCTGGGTGATTGGGATGCCGGGGTTGACCCCGGTAATGTTGATGGTGCACTAGACCAGCTTGCCGACCGTGTTGCAGATATAGAGGGCGCTGGGGTGCCTCTCTTTGCGCCTAGCGCGACGTTCATCATTCAGACGGCCACCGATACACCCTATGACCTATCGGACAGTACACCCTACACTGGTGCCATCAACGGGGCTCCGGTTAACAATGGCGATGGCACCTATACCGTGACCTTCACCGCTGGGACAAACCCAGCGTCGATGACGGGCGGCATGGTGCTCCGCAACACGACCAGGAACACGAAGGCGATGATTGTCCAGGGGACAGTCAACAAGACGGCCAAGACACTGAAGGTACAGAACTTTACCCCTGGCGATGTGGCGGGCTGGCAGAGTGGCGACACCATCACGACCAAGAGTGCCACGAATCTAGGCCGTAGCAATCAGTTTGTGGATATTGATGTGACCGCCTGGTGCGCCAATATCGGGGTTGCGGCTATCTTCTTCGTTGGGGTTTGGCAGACATCGGGGACAGCCAGCGGTGCGTTTGTAATCTTTCACCCCTGGGAGACCTATGCTGAATCTCTGGAAACAGGGAAGCTACAGGTTGACCCCCGCACAGGGTTCATACAGTATCAGACATTCCTAATGAAGGCGCGTTGGGAAGGTTCGCGTGCCTATATCACCCTCTGGTTTTCCAAGAATGCGACCACACAGACACGCATCAATCTTCAGTACGTGGGGCAGATATAACCTTTCCCAAATATACCTAAATAGACTAGCTACGCATTTGCTAGGAATCGAGAAATAATTCTAGCTAGTTGTAGGACTAGCTTGCAGAATCCTCGATAACAGTCTATTCAGGTATCTGCGGCGGCGCCCGGCGCATGAACCGAAGGATGCCCTATTCCTCTCGCGCATAGGCATCCCCATGACGTTCAACGGGCTCCGCACGGCCCTACAACGACGCTTCACCGCTGCGGGGCTCACGTTCTGCGGCGTGCATGGCTTCCGGCGCGGCTGGTTCCGAGCAGCCCAGGGCCATTTTGCCATTCCCTGAACTAGGCACGGCGGGCCTCTCTGGCGTAGGCACACAACTGCTGCGGATACCCTTTGTTGTCAAAAAGGGCGAACGTCTAGCTATTGCGACAACGGGGACGAGTGCTATTTCTACTACATTTGAAGTTCTCTACGAGGAACTATGATGCCGTGGGTTGGCTAACCTGTCACCATAACCGACCCCTTGACAACGTATGGCTGCCTGTGGATAATGGCGGTGAGAGGTTGAACCGGGTTATGAGTAACAGAGCCCAACGAAGGAGGTTGGCCCGAATCATGACGAAGCAAACTGTTGAGGAACGCTACCGCGATCTCATCGAGCGTATTGATCCCAGCATCAAAAAGACGCGGTTGGAAACTGAGAAGCGTGCCTTGAGCGAGCGCTTCTTGGGCGCCTATGCCGATGCGCACTCCCAGTCACTCCTGACAGCAAGGCACCGGCAGGCTCTTGAAAAGGCGCCCAAGGTTGATAATCTGACGCCAGATGAGATCCGGCAGGTAAATGATCTACTGGCTCGGTCGAGGGCCGCATCCACTAGGGCCCAGCTTGAGGAGATCGTGCGTATTGCCGCCGAAAGTGAGCGGCAGGCCAGTTTGATCATGGAGCACTGGGCTGAAGAGCTTGAGCGCGTCATGGCTGATCTGGACAAGCTGGCGAAGGTGGGAGTGGTCGAGACAGGAGCCCAGTGCGCTTCATAGAGAGGAACCGGCGCGATACCAGCATCGCTTATGGCGCCAATGGAAGGTAAGCCGGGGCCTGCCCCGCATTCTCTAGCCGAGATTGCGATGACTAATACTGTCGCAAGATTGCGGCTATCTTCTCCGCTTCTCTATAAGGAAGTTGACCGCTTATTGTCCTACTATCCCGAAGGTTATAGGTTCATGAGAAAATACAAATCGGGAGTATGGGACGGTAGGATTCATCTTCTGCGGCGTCGAGATGGGAGCTTCCCCGCTGGCCTTGTGCCGCGTGTTTCCTCTTTCCTGGCCGACCAGGGTTCAGAAGTGCGCCTGTATGACCAGCGTATTGTGCCAGACCCCGATAAAAGATTGTCAGAGGGGCAGAACACCACTACCCTGCGTGAGAGCCAGCAGAACGCCGCTGTGAGCGGGATCGAAGCTGGAAGAGGTGTGTTTGAGGCAGCTACCGGCTGGGGCAAAAGCCATCTGATGGGTTCGATTATTACATTGCTGGCGGTGCCGACGCTGATTCTCGTCCACCGGCGCGAGTTGGCTTACCAGACCCTAGAGCGGTTTGAGGAAACACTATGCTTTCCCAATGCGGGCACGGATAAGGTCTTTGGTATGGTCGGAGACAATCTATTTGACCCCGGCCTCATTACCATCGCTACTTATCAGACCATCTACTCAATGTTGGAGCATGACCGGCGTGGGATGCAGGAATGGCTGCGGCAGTTTAAGGCGCTCCACTTGGATGAGGCGCACCATGTCCCGGCCCGCACGCTTTATGCGACCTGTAATGCGGTAACGGAAGCATATTTCAGGTATGGATATTCCGCGACGCCCTTCAAAAGCGATAAAGCCAGCGAACTGCGGTTGGTGGCCGTGACCGGCGAGATTATCTTCAGTTTCGGCCCGCAGGAGGCGATTCAGGAGGGGATCTTGGTGCCACCCAAGATCTATATGATTGACCCTGGTTTCGAGCGGCTCGATGGGCATGACGAGCTAACCGGCAAGTACTTGTACAGTTGGGCAAAGGAGTACAGGGACGGTATCGTGGAGCATCGAGAGCGCAACGCCATGATTGCCCGCTGTGCTGAGGCTGCGGCTGCCGCTAAGCAGCCGACCCTCGTGCTCTTGCAGCATCTTGCTCAGGGCCGGAACATTCTCCGCTACTTCGAGGATGGCGCTGGTTATGCGGAATTCTATCATGGCAGCCATCCGACCTCGGCTCGAAAACGGGCGCTGAAGCGCCTCGGTGCTGGCCGGTTGCCAATTCTGCTCTCGTCAGTTATCCTGGAAGAAGGAATTGACCTGCCTGTTTTGGGATTGGTCATCATGGCGGGCGGATATAGGGCAAAGCACAAGGCCCTACAGAGAGTCGGGAGGGGCTTGCGGGCTGCGCCCGGTAAGTCTCATGTCATCGTGATCGATTTCCTTGATCGCCATAGCGAACGACTCAACAAGCATTCTCGCTCGCGCATGGCGGCCTACAGAGGGGTTGGCTTCGAGGTAGAGATTCTGCCACCGGAAGCCCTGTGGAAGAAGATGGCCGAGCCTGGTTTCTGGGGAAGTCATGCCGCCTAGTGAAGAGATGTGGCGCCCTGTGATTGGCTACGAGGGCTGGTATGAGGTCTCGAATCGGGGTCGAGTTAGGCGAGTGCGTGCCTCTATGGGCGCACGGGTTGGGCGGGTTCTCGCTCCTTGGCAAGTCCATAGCGGCTACTTGCTAGTCAATCTCCATACGGCCAATCAGCCGCATAAGCGTCCTGTGCATCTGCTTGTTGCTGAAGCGTTCATAGGCCCGTCACCCACAACAGAGCATCAGGTCAACCATGAAGACGGCGATAAGCTCAACAACAGCGCCTCTAATCTCAAATGGGTGACGCCGCAGCAGAATGCCATTCATGCCTATGCTATTGGGCTACGTCGCCCTACTGCGGGCTCTATCAACGGACAGGCGAGGTTGACGGAACGCCAGGTTAGGCAGATTCGCAAGCTCAAGGGCACGATCACACAGGCAGCTATTGCGAGGCAGTATGGCGTGAGCGCTGGATATGTCTCGGCGATTCTGCATGGGAGAAACTGGCGGCATGTTGGTTGAGGTATTCCATGAAGCTCGCTTAGGCCAATTAGCTCCGGCGTGGAGGGAGTGGTGTTTTATTGTGGGGCCACGTCCTTGGAAGGTCTATATGGAGCTTCGCCGCACCTGTTACGATGGGACACGAGTTGACCTGCGCCTCTTAGCGCGGATACTGCGGATGTCGAAGACCGCGCTCTTATCGGCATTAGAGACTCTATGCTCAAATGGGTTCATAACGATAGATGAGGACTAAGCGGCTTCCATGCATCGAAGGCAGCCCGTGGGAGAAGCTCCTGCCAAAGCAATTTGCGGCCCTATATGCTTACCTATGCGATTGTGTGCGGAGCAAGCGTGCGCCCACGTTGCGGCTAGCCTCAGAGCTTTGTGGAGACAGCCCGGCGATGATTGGAAGACGGCTGCGATGTCTAGAGATATTGGGATTTATCTCTTGTGAAGGAGGCGAGATCATGCCGATTAGAATCACCATTCGAGATCTGCCACCCTTGCCCGCATCAGCACGTGAAATTGCGACGGTCTATCAGAAACGACCAACGCAAGTCGGGGGCGACATTGACGTTCTCTTGCGCCTCTGGGCATCCCTGCACATGCGAGAAATGCATCAGCCTTATGACATCGCTTATGGGCGGGATGTGGGGATCATCAAGTCGCTGCTTCGGCAGGCTACAATAGAACAGCTTGAGCAGATTGTCACCTTCTTCTGGGAGCATCGCAACGACGACGAGGGCACCACATGGACGTACTTTAAGCTCAATTACCCCAGGATCGTGCAGGAGAAGATGACGAGGGATAGGTTGCTGGGCAATGTCTGATCAGGGTATGCGATTGCTGGCCCGGCAAATTCTTTGGCTGCTCTGGCATAAGCGTCGCTTTCTTCTTACCTTCTCGGAAAATCTTTGGCCGCAATTCTTCGGCAGTCCAGAGGCTCGCTACCTCGTGAAGATCGCGCAGGAGCACTTCCATGTCTATGGGAATGCACCGACGGCTGCTGTCTTAGAGCGAAGACTAGAAAGCGATGAGGAGGCGGGGCGATTAGAGCGGGAGAACGTCACAGTTGAGGGCGTCTTACGTCTCTATGATCACCTAGAGCCAGTAGACAAAGGTGATTTTGATTATGTATGCGCTGAGGCTGAGGAATTCTGCCGCATACAACGTACATCATTGGCTCTGCGTGAGGCTCTTGCAGCCTTGGATGATGAGGGCGTAGAAGCGGCCTTTGACATCATCAATGGTGCCCGCGTCGCGCTCTTGAAGCCCCCGGTGCGGTCTTCAGCTTTGTGGGGCGACATGAATGAAGCGCTTGCACGTATCGCCTCTGTTGAGTTAGAGGGCGGCTACTACAGCACCGGCCTACCGACCCTCGATAATCGGATGGGGGGCGGTCTTAAAGCCGGTGAGCTTGCTTGCTTCATCGCACCGACAGGGCGTGGAAAGAGTATGTGGCTCTGCCATCTGGCCTATTTTGGTCTAGTGCAGGGCCTTGATGTGGTGTACTACACGTTCGAGGTAGATTATGACGAGATTCGGCTCCGCATTATGGCTAGCGGCATGGGTGTCTGCATAGACGATCTCAAGGAATGGACGACACAGGGTAGGGCTGAGATGGGATTCGTTCGTGGGCACAAAGGCAAGACGGTGGGGGATCTCCTTAGCGAGTTTCGACATCGCTGCCTGCTGACGGGCGCTGCCGGGAAAGACGTACTCATCAGAGATATTCCGCCACGGTCGGCCACAGTAGATGGGTTAATTGCCGACCTAGACAACATCCGTATGGATGGGCGCGACCCAAAGCTCATCATCGTAGATTATGCTGACCGCATGCAGCCCCGCGGCCACTTTGAGCGTGCCCACGAGGGCCAGCCGCAGATCTATCAGGATCTTGTTAGTCTGGCTAAAGAGCAGGATCTTGCTATTTGGACAGCGGCGCAGGGGAACCGCGAAGCTCTGGATAGGAGGCGCCTCACACTCAAGCATATCCAAGGCGCTTTTGCTAAGGTATTCGATGCAACATTCGTAGTCGCTGCTGGTCAGGATGACGCGATGCGGCATCATAACTATGTGGATTTTCTCTTGGCGAAAGTACGCCGCGCCAAAGGATCGGAGACGGCCTTGGAGATCCAATACGATTTTGCCACGACGCGGTTCCGTGAGCGAATAAGGCCGGAGAAAGCTGAAGAGGATACGTCGCTGGCAATGACGGTAGTTTCGGACTATGAGGATGAGCCGGGGGAGAAGTTTGGTGAGTAGGCGAGGCAATTTCGATACAGCTATTCGGCAGTGGGATGTAGGACGGTGGTTGCGCCAGCAGGGTTTTCAGGTGCGATTTACTGAGTCGCAGCAGGTCATCATTAAATGCCCTCATTGCCATGATTATAAGTTTCGCCTGTATGTTTCTCAGAGCAAGAAGTTGGGGCTATGTTTCAACTGTGGTTGGAAGGGCAATGCTCTGGGCCTTGTGAAGTTGGTGTCTGGGGCTGAGGGCATGGCTGCGGTGGATATTATCGCCAGCGGTGCGCGGTCGGTGGCCTTTATAGGCCGGGATGTAGAACCGCTGTCCCCGGTTAAGCCAGCCCAGTTGCCGGAGCACTTCCGTCCACTGACGATGCCGCCTACTCCGGCCAGTCAGCCTTATTGGGACTACCTGATTGGCCGTGGGTTCGCTCCATCTCTCATAATGAAATACCGCATAGGGTATTGTCGGGTTGGGGAGTATCACCACCGTATTGTCGTGCCCATCTACATGGAGGGCGAGCTACGGTCATGGGTCGCCCGCGCCATTGGTAAAGCCCGTCGGAAGTATTTGAATGATACTGGCATGCGAATGGCCTCTTGCTTGTTCAATTATGACCATGTGGTGGGGGAGCGCGAGGCTGTGCTGGTGGAAGGTGTGTTTGACGCCTTGCGGTTGCCGCAGCGTGCCATTGCCACATTGGGTAATAAAATCAGCACGAGGCAAGTAGATCTGTTGAGGGCAGGCGGTTTTGAGCGCCTCATCTTCTGCTATGATGCTGACGCCGGGTTGCAAGCGATACGTTATGCCGACCGGCTGCCGCCGGATGTCGAGGTCTGCATTGCCCATCTGCCGAAGGGCTATGATCCAGGCAATGCACCTGTGCTTATGCTGGATAGAGCGCTCCGTGAGGCGCGTCCAGTGAGACATGCAGACTACGCAGAGGCGGGAATCCAGTGAACGTTCATGAGTACAATGCCAGAGAGATTAAGGGGCAGACGAGGCGCCTCTTGGGAGAGGCCGCTGCTGGTGCTCTCGTGCTCATCCATTGTGCATCATTGCTAGAGTTGAGGCGCCTGTATAACGCGATTAATGTGCAGCGGTTCCGTCAGAAGCAGGGTAGTGCGATCTTGCTCCACAAGGATAAGACCGCATGGGTCATCCTTCTCGAACCGAAGTCGGTAGATTTCGAATGGAGAACGCCGGGCGAGCTACAAGAGGGCGATGTCTTTTATTTCTGCGATGCGGATATGCGGGGCTTTGCTGTTCCCGATGGCTCACCACCGCCTCATTGCCCATATTGCGGCGCCGACGATTGTTTTGCACGTGATGGTGAGGTGCCCCCATATTTGCAGGAGCTTCGTCGGGAGAAGCGGCTACGACGGGACGAACACGTGATTGCCCCGCAGGAGAGCCTACATGACTAGTATTCCCTATCATCAGGATATGCAGGCTTATTGGCGTGTGAAGTTAACAGAGAAGGTTGGGGGGCAGATTATCGAGGGCTGGGTGCGATCTATACCGGCTCTGACTGCGGCAGAAGCTAAAGCCAAGGCCGTCGCCTTCATCAAGAGGCGGACTCCCGGCGCTAATCCGAAGCCGGTTATGGCCCAGCGGGAATTGCAGATTTCGGTCAATCCGGTCATCGAGATCCGGGGGGTTGACGACAAGGGTGGTTTGATATTACCCTAGACTAGGAGGGAGTGTCCAATGCTCGAAGGCCGCAAGAATGATGGCCGCATCGGTGGCGGCCCGATGAAGCTGCGGTATGACCTTATTCCACCGCACCCCCTGCATGAGCTAGCTCAGGTCTATACTATTGGGGCAGCTAAATATTCTGACCACAATTGGCTCCGTGGAATGGTGTGGAGCCGCATCATCGCTGCTCTCTACCGCCATCTTGAAGCATGGCGCGAGGGCCGCACCATCGATCCCGACGATGGCCAACACCCACTTGCATCTGTCGCTTGGTGTGCCTTTGCGCTCATGGAATACGAGCGTCTCGGTATCGGTGTCGATGACCGCCAAATTACAGTCCTGGATAGGTGGGCAATCGAGGATAAAACGGCGCTGCCCCTGCAAGGGGAGAATTAGCTATGCCACATAGGAAAACCGATCTCAAATCATTGGTGTTCGAGCAGGGGGTTTACTGCAATGACACCGACCTATCGGAGGAGATCGAAGATCTCCTTGCCCGCCTCAAGATTGATCCGAATGCGCTTGATGAGGAGGCCAGCGAACATTCCTCTCTCTTTGCGCGTTGGGCGCTTCTAGCCGAGGAAGCTGCGGCTCATGAACGATGGCTCAAGCGCGACCTTGAGATCACACAGGCCGAGGCAGAAAGGTGGATCAGGAAGCAATTTGCCGAGGAAGGTAAGAAAACAACGGAAAGCCGTATCGCCTCGGAGATAAAGCTCGACAAGGAGGTACGGGAACTCAGTGAGCGATGGCTGGATGCCCAGCGTGATTCCGGCATCTTAGGCGCGATCCGACAGGCATTAGTGCATCGGCGGGAGATGATTGCTGAGCTTCTCCGTGACCGGCGCCATGAGTGGAGCGCTAGTGAGCGCTCCGTATAAGGAGAAATAAGGTTGGACACACTATTCTATGTATTCGATTTGGGCGAAGGGCTGGCCGTTCCATTCGGCAAGATCCTCGCACCGTTGCCTGCGCGATTGGTCGCGCAACTGGTTTCATTTGGCGTGAACGCCGCGCTCTGGGCGGGGTTCGCAGTAGGAGTCGCCAAGCTCGTTAGCTTGGTGATCTAGGAGGCAAAATGGCGTACAAACTGAACATTGACAAGGCGGATGAGGTCGCCCAGGCATTAGAGGGCGGCGGAAACTACTGGGCGGTAGCAGAAGGCCGCAACCGCATCCGCATCTTGCCGCCTTGGTCGGAGGAAGCTGCCGAGGCTGGGCGCTACTTCTTTGAGACGGCATTTCATTATGGCATCGGGCCCGATGACCGCACGATGCCTTGTCCGCTAGCCGCCGGGGTACGGGATACTTGTTTCCTGTGTAGCCTGGCGAATAGTCTGAAGAAGTCCTCAGACGAGGATGATCAGGCTGAGGCGAAAGACCTGTTCCCGAAGCGCAAGTACCTCATGAACATCGTCGACATCGCACACCCGGAGAAAGGCGTGCAGGTATGGTCGGCTGGTGTTAAGGCTATGCGCCAAGTGCATTACTACGTCAGGGACAGGGAGTACGGCGACATCACGGATTTGGAGGACGGCTATGACCTCATCGTAGAGAAGACCGGATCGGGCATAAACACCGAATACTTCGTCAAGGCCGCCAAGCGTTCTTCTTCATTCCCCTCTGATGAATTGGTGCAGAAGAACCCACTCTTGGCGGACATCGACAAGGAGGGTGCTTTGACCGACCTGGCGACATTCCTCGACTACCCATCCGATGCTGAGATGCAGTCAGTCTATGAAGGCACCGGCAAGGCCACGGCCAAGGCCGCTGAGGAAGATGAGGAAGAGGAAGAAGAGGAAGCTCCTCGCCGGACTTCTCTACGGCATCTAGCACGTGGTCGGGCTGGGGCTGCTCCGGCACGTGGGCATGGCCCACGGTTCCCAGATGAGGAGGAGCCGGAGGAGGAGCCGGAGGAGGAAGAGGAGCAAGAGGCGCCTGCGGCGCGTCCAGCACGCCGAACCGAGAGCGCGAGCCGTCGGGTTAGCCGGGCTCTCCGCACGCGAGCGGGAAAGTAGTCTGGTATGACAAAGGGAGCGGCAAGGGGGCAGGAGACCGAGGAAGGCCCTGCCTCCATAGAGGATGCTCGTGGCGAGACAATCAGCGCTATCGTCGGGACAGTGCATAAAGCCTTCGGCGATGGCTCGGCATCAATTCTAACGGATTCCGAGCTTTTCAGCCATGTAAAGGATTATGTCTCGACGCAATCTTTTGCATTGGACTTCGCACTGCATCGGCCTGGCTTACCAGTGGGACGGAGTGTGACCATTGTGGGCGCCGAGGCATCAGGCAAATCCACTCTAGCTGTCCATGTCTTGGCCGAGACACAGGCGCGTGGTGGTATTGGTGTCTTATTGGACACAGAGGCCGCCTTTGATGAGGAGCGGGCAGAGCGCATGGGAATCAATCCCGAAACGCTCATTGTTATGCAGCCAGAGACAGTGGAAGAGGCAACGGGTGAGATCGAGAAGACCATTGATGCCGTGATCGCTTCCCGCAAAAAGACCGGGGTTGAAACTCTTGTCACTATCGTTTGGGATTCGGTGGCTGGGACGCCGACGAAGGCTGAGTTGGAAGGCGAGCCCGGCGATGTGCTGGTTGGCCCGCATGCAAAGGCGCTCTCCTCTACACTACGCCGATTGACGCGCAGGATCGCCAAGGAGTGCATTCTCCTGATCTTCATCAATCAGGAGAAGGATCGCATCAGCATGGGTGGTTGGGCCGGTCGAGGGCAGTCTAAGACGATGGTTGCCGAAAGGCCCTTGGGATTCCATAGCTCGGTGATTCTGACGTGTCACCGCACCGAGATTTTGCGTAGGAGCGATAAGACGCCATACGCGATCCGCTCTCGGATTAAGGTGCAGAAGAACAAGAAGGCCGCGCCATTCTCCGAAGCCGAGATTGTGATTAACTTCGATGATGGCATCGACAAGCTGGCCTCGATTTTGTCAGTAGCCTTGGCATTGGGCATTGTGACCAAAGAAAAGGGCTGGTGCAAGTATGGCGACCGGCGTTTCCGTGAGTCTCAACTTGCTGAAGTCATGGCTGATGAGCCGAGCATTATGGAGGCGCTAGAGGAGGCCCGCAATAAGCTAGTCATTTCAGCGCCATCTAGTGTCGCGGACGACGACCTTGACGAGGACGAAGATGGCGGTTGAGGCCAAATGCTAACGCGGCTTAAAGTTACCAATTATCAGAGCATTTCGGAGGCTGACCTAGCGTTAGGTGCCTTGAATGTAATTGTCGGGCCGGGAAATCTTGGAAAGAGTGCGCTTCTTCGCGCACTATCAGCCCTCATTTTCAACCAGACTGGCGCTGATTTTATCCGCAAGGGTACGACCCATTGTCAGGTCATGGTAGAGTTAGAGGGCCGCCGGATCATCTGGGATAAGGATGCAAAGGGTGGCGCTAGCTATGCTCAGGAGGGCATCGGCGATGTGACAGATCATCAGGAGTATCGAAAGCTCGCCGGTGCCGTGCCGGAGGAGCTTACAGCACTCCTTGGCATCCGCAGCATTGACATCGATAAAGGCTTCTCCGTCGCGCCACAAATTCATGATCAATATGACCAGCCATTGCTGCTCATGGAGTCCGCAGGCAAGGTGGCTCGTGCCCTGGCGCAGATGACGAAGCTCGCAGTGTTAGTGGAAGCACAGGTCGCTTCGGCTCGTGATCTACGGCGGGCCAAGCAGGACGTTGGTAGATATGACCAGATTATCGAGGGCCTCAAGACGCACCTCGCAGCCTTGGTCGATACTACTGACGTTGAGCGGTTGGCTAAAGAGATCGCGGCGGCATTGCTACGGGCGCAGGACACATATAATGGGTTGCAGGAAGCTACCGAGCTTTGGCGGCTGTATCAGGCGGCCCAGGCCCGGCGAGAGGTTGAGTTACCACGGCGCGAAGATTTGGACAGGCTTGATGCTGCCTTATCCGACTTGGAAGAGGCTGCTCATGCCGTACAGGGTAGGCATGACGCTAAGGAGCAATTGACGCTTCTCCGACGTGAGCAGGAGAGTTTGCAGGCGACGCTTGATCGGTATGAGAAGCTCTTGGCGGATGCTCTTGGATCGCTTACCGTGTGTCCGCTATGCGGCACAGTTTTGGGGGATAGATGATCTCAATATGGGCCATTAATGATCCACATCTCTCGGATGGGCCGCCGCTCGGTCGGCAGCAGGGATATGGTGAACAAATCTTCGCTAAATTAGAGGCCATTGCAGCGATGATGCGCGATCAGCCATGTGATGTCCTGGTCATTACGGGCGACTTCTGGCATCGAAAGCGCCCAGATAGGACTTCTCATCGCCTCGTGCGGAGACTATATCAGCTACTCGCAGCCTTGCCGGTTCCTGTGATTGGCGTTGCCGGTAATCATGACATGACCGAGATGGGACTGGCTTCCTTGGAGAAGCAGCCGCTCGGTGTTCTGGCACAAACCGGCGCTGTCCGGCTCCTAATGCCTGACTCAGGATCTACTTGGATATTCGAGAAGGATGCGAAGCGCGTGCTCTTTATCGGGCGCCCCTACGACAGTGAGCGCGACATCGATCCATTCTACTATGCACTGACCGAGGAGGAGCAGACCGAAGCTGAGTCCGCGGACTACGTGATCATGGTTGTGCATGGCTCGATCCTTCCGAAAAGTGGGGTCAAGCCATACCCGCACATCGGCGTGCATCAGATTCCGCTCGATGAGCATGGCCCAGTTGACCTGATGCTCTGCGGGCACATCCATGATGTCCTCGGCATGGCCGAGATGCCCGGTGGTGGAACATTCATCAACCTGGGGGCATTATCTCGCATCACTAGGACGGCAGAGAATCTGAATCCTAAGACGCCGCGTAACTTCGTGCGAATTTTCATCGACGAGGATGGGATGCAGCTAGAGCCGACACCGATACCAGGGATGCTGCCGCCAGAGAAGGTCTTTCTACCGGCGGAGCTTGCGGGTGAGGACACCGACCTGGCGGAATTCGCTGAGCAGCTTGCGGCTTCTCTTGTGCTTGAGGATCAACCCATTGAAGAGATGCTGGCGGCTTTGACCGGCGTGCCAGATAATGTAAAGGAGCGCCTTCGGGCTTACCTACAGGCCGCGGGTCTCTAAGGAGGTAGTATGCCACGTGATGAGGACATCGTAGCGACCATCAATACGCTACGGCAGCAGATTAAACAGACTGAGACGCGCCTCGCCAAGACCGAGGGCGCTTTGGAGGCGGCGCAGGCCGCATTTGATGCCACCGAGAAGAAGATTCGGGCCTTGGGTTATGAGCCCTCTAGTGACATAGGTGGCGAGATCCAGAAGAAGCTAGGGAAGTTACAAATCACCTTGCAAGAGATGCGAGCAATGCTCGATGATGCGGAGGCTAGCCTTGCCGGAACGACAGAAGCCTAGCCTTGGGTCTATCGGCGACTGGATAGAAGATCTTGGTGCCGCTAGTGACTTGTTGGCCGACACTATCGCGGAGGCGAAGGGTGTGCGCTCAGAGGTTGTCCGCCAATTGTCCGGTTCTCAAGAGGCCCTATCGGTATCACAAGGAGAGGTCGAGATCTTGGAACAGGTCACGACTCTTCTTCAGGGCCTCGAAGAAGCGTGGCAACGTAAATTTCAGGAGTCCGTTGCGGAGGTCATTTCCCGTGGCTTGTCAATCGTCTTTGAGGAGCCAATCAAGCTCGTCTTGGTGCCGAAGGTACGGGCCGATATTACAACGGTAGATCTGCGTATCATTCAGGGAGAAGGCAAAGATGCTTTGGAAACGGGGGTCATGGGCGCGAAAGGTGGCACCCTAATCGCCATCCTAAATGTTCTGCTCCGAGCCCTCTTAATCTTGAGTGCCCGCCCACCACTGCGCCGGTTGCTGGTTTTAGATGAACCGTTTGCAAATGCCGACCCCGATCTAATCCCCGCCTTTGGCGATGTTCTCCGGGAGTTGTGCGACCGGCTAGACTTCCAGATCCTCGTGGTTAGCCACGAGCAGGCTTTGGTGGACATTGCGGACTCGGCTTATTTGATTCAGAAGGGCCACGGGCGCAAGGGTGCGACCTTCCGGCGCCTGCGGTCACGACGGGAGGAGAGAGTCTAGTGACTATCGGTATTGACCCCGATACAGAGCCGCCGAGAGCAATGGGCATAGATGAATATGAGCGCGATATTTGAGAGGAGCTAGTATGAGAAGGCCAACAGTTGGCTCTTTGTTCAGCGGCATCGGAGGTATGGATTATGGTCTCGAAAAGGCGGGCTGGAAAACTAAATGGCAGGTTGAAGTCGACCCTTGGCGGAGCCAAATCCTTGCCCGACACTGGCCCGATGTCCCCCGATGGGGAGACGTGCGAGACTTCCCCGATGGCTGTCTCCGAGAATCAGAGGGCCGAGGTATTACTGACGCCGTACAGCCATCAACTCACGTCAGGCGGGGGCAAGCCCGGCCAGGGTTATCCCTGCGTGTTGATCTCATCTGCGGCGGCTTCCCCTGCCAGGATCTCTCGGTCGCTGGCAAGAGGGCTGGACTCGCAGGGGAACGCAGTGGACTCTTCTTCGAGTTCGCCCGTGTGGTCACACTTCTCAAACCCCGATGGCTCCTTATCGAGAATGTTCTTGGTCTCTTGTCTTCGCAGCAAGGTCAAGACATGGGGATCGTCCTCGAAACGCTTTCCGAATGCGGGTATGGCTTGGCGTGGCGAGTGCTTGATAGCCAATATTTCGGAGTGCCCCAGAGACGCCGCCGTGTCTACATTGTCGGACATCTTGGAGCCCCATGTCCACCCGAAATACTTTTTGAGCCCGAAGGCGGCGGCGGGGATACTCCGACGGGCGGAAAGGCGGGGGCGGGCTTTGCCGATATCCTTGGAGATGGCATTGCGAAACCTCTCGGAGCAAAGGGGCAAGGATGGCGGGGAGACCTCGATAATGATACCTACGTCCTCGAAACCGCCCATCAAGGAGCCAACCAGACAGGATACCGAGAGGGGGCAACCCACCCCGTCAGCGTAACGCAGGCCGTCGCCCAGCCCCTGCGCTCCAACCGCTGGGGAGGAAGCGACAGCCACGGAGACGAGGGGAATGTCGTCTGTGTGCCACTCATCGGCGGTTCAGGCTCAGGAGGCATCAGGCGAGCAGCCCCAGGACAAGGAGATGAGCAATCCTACTATGGCTGTGCGCTGCCTGCGCCCGACGGGGGATGGGAACCCTTGGCATCAGAACACGCCCCTTATTCTGTTAGACGACTAACCCCAGTCGAGTGTTCTAGACTTCAATCCTTTCCTGATGACTGGGTTCACACCCATGACGATCCCCCCTTTGATGACCCATGTCCACGGTGCTCAGATGGCAGGCGGTGCGCTGCTCTCGGAGACGCTAATACCGTGACGGTCATCGAATGGATCGGGAAGAGGCTGTTGCTGGCTCATTTTAAGAAAGGATGTATATGATCATCGGTATTGATCCTTCAACGCGCTATTACGCTATCATCCGGTTAGCCGAGGCACCTGTGGATGGTAAGCCGGTCATTTTGGGTATGGAAATCGTTGGAAGTTCAAAGGCCCGCCTAGCCGAAGAGCGCCTTTGCTCGCTCTACGAGGACTTCACGGCATGGGCCGTTGACAATCTGGACTCGCAGCGGGACAGTGTGTGGTGTGAAGATACGGCCTTCGTGGGTGGGAGCCGGAGCCTCGTACAGATGGCCGCCGCTATCCACAACGTCCGTCTGGTCTGTGCGACATGGAGTATTCCATGCTACTTCATCCAGAACCCGACGTGGAAAAAGGAGGTCATAGGGAAAGGTAATGCTGACAAGGCGGCTATCAAGGACTTCCTGTGTCAGCACTTTCATCTTCCGGCGGATTGGAGTCCGCCTGACCTATATGACGCCTATGCCATTGCGGTCGCTGGGCTGCGAAGGCTGCGGCTTGATGCTAAATAAGGCGTCCACTTGCTTTTCGGAGTCGACTGAGGTAGGCTAGAGACATGGATGAGCGAGATCACCAGGAGCCTTGCCAATACGAGTGCAGTTTCGAAGGGGATGGCTATGAAGTGGTATTCAGTCGGTATGATGGCTATCTGAATCATTCGGTTTGTCATTTAGACATCATATCCAGTTATTCTTTGGCCACCGACGCCTTTGAGAGTATGATATTGCTGAATGCCTCGCCTTGGCAGCTTACTCTTGTCTATGATGTGGATTCGCCGGGCTCGCTGCCTGGGATGGTTTGTGCCGCTACTAGTGAAATGTACCCACCGGGGCGCCCACTATGCGGTTTTCGGATCAGTGGTATCCCGTGGGATATGGCCCTGCGGTTGATTGATGGCTTCCGGCGTTCTGGCAATTTGGTACTGCATATTATAATGAGCGACAGCATAGGAGATCGACTCGAAATCCAGACGCCTATCTTGCCCAACACGTTTTTTGTCTTTGACCCTACAGGTGTGCTCAATGAGCGATTATTGAGTTATGTTGGGAGGAACTAGATGGCTACCATAAAGTGTCATTGGGAGGGCTGCCCGGAGACCTTCGACGGTAAGAGCACTGGTCGCAAGTATTGTGATGCACATCGCGGCGGCCCTCGTATGCAGAATGCGAAGCATGAGCCGACGGTGTGTACCAAGCACTGTGCCTGGGAAGGCTGCCTGAATACCTTTGAGACCACGAGCCCAAACCGAAAATACTGCGACACCCATTATGCTAACCGCGTGCGACGTGTCCTGGCGCAGGAATCGCTCTTTGAGGAGCCTCGGCGCTTTGAGGAGATTCGGATGCGGGATCTGCCGGATGGCTACCGCATCATCATCATCAATGATGTGCAGCGGCCATTCCAAGATGATGCCACGCTAGAGGCGGTCGAGCATTTCTGGAATGACCTCCACCCGAACCTAGAGGTTTATAATGGCGATATTAGCGATTTCTACCTCATCAGCAAGTACGACCAGAACCCATCTAGGCGGTTCCACCTTCAGGACGAGTTAGATGACACACATGGCTGGCTGGCTCGTCGAGCCGAGGCTAATCCAGATGCCGAGCGGATCTTTATTGAGGGCAACCACGAGGATCGATTGCGCCGTTGGTTATGGCGGTATGGGAAGGAGCTATCGGGCCTGCGTAACCTTGAATTATCGGCTCTCTTGCGCTTTGAGGAATTGAAGATTAGGGGCCTGCCCTACATGAGCGTCCTTGACTTCCTCGGCTACAGGATTGAGCACGGATATAAGGCTAGCGCATCGAAGGCATATCCGATCAACGTCTCGCGCTACATGGCTATCGCTACGGGCTCTAGTGGCCTCTGTGGGCATAGCCATCATTTCAGCGCCTATGGCTGGACGGACGCCTCCGGTAGCCACAGCTATGTTGAAAATGGGTGTATCTGCCGTTTTGACCTAGAATTTGCGCCATTCCCCAACTGGCAACAAGCCTTTTGCGTGACAAGCGATACGCCGGTTTTGATGGCGAACCTGACGTGGGTTCCCGCTGGATCACTTCAGGTTGGTGACTATCTTGTGGCCATTGATGAGGAGGCGCCCGGCAAGGGGATGCCTCGACGATTTCGTAGCGGTTGTGTGCTTGCGGCCTCCTCGACGCTATTGCCGGTTTACCGAATCGTTTTGGAAAGCGGGGAGGAGTTATACGCAACAGGAGAGCATCGCTGGCTCGTCCGCGAAGGGCTTGGGGCCGGTGATGGCATCCATTGGAAGCGGACAGATGCCTTGATCTCTGGCCGGTGTAATGCTCGGTTAGTCCGTTACTTGCCGGTATGGTGCCGGGATGAGAGCTATGCGGCTGGTTTTTTAGCCGCTGCTTTTGATGGTGAAGGCTCTCTGGCGCAGCAGCATGGGCAGCATGGGCTTCGATTTACGCAGAAACCTAACGAGTTTCTGCGAGCAGTTGAATCGACGCTTGTGGCGCGTGGGGTTGGCTATGCTCGCTATGCGGAACGATCCAAAAAGACGCTCGTGTTAGGGCGTATCGACTCCCTGCGTCTAATGGGGGATGCGAGACCCCCGCGCCTCTTGGGGAAATTTGACCCCAATGGATTGGGAGCGGCATTTGGGTTGGAAGACTGCCGCGTGGTTGCTGTGGAGCCCGCCGGAGTAAAGGAAGTGGCGACGCTCACAACCGACACCGCCACGTACTTCGCGGCAGGGTTTGCGGCGCACAATACTTATGGCGTAGTGCATAATCGCAAGATACACCTCATACCCGTTCAGATCTATCCCGATGGTTTTCATGCCGAAGGCGAGTTCTATCCACGGGTGACGAAGAGGCGGCGAACGAGGTAGATGACGCGATGCCATATCGGGAGCAGCTTATATTTGATAAACATCAGGGCCACTTTCGATTGCCGAGGGTACTCCTCAAGGTCTGCGTGCATAATGCAGATGCGAGCCTGCCCGTTCGGTTCCGTGGCGATATGGCTTTCGACATCGATACCTATGCTGGGATGAGAGAGGAAGTCTACAAGTGCATCCAATGCGGCAAGACCAAGAGCGCAGACAAGCTATGGGCGCTTGTTCAGGCGTACATACTTCTGGGCGACGAGCTAGCCATCTAGCGGCGGCTCGTTGCTCAAAGTCACCGACTGGCAAGCATTGGTGGTTGGTGACAACCCACGGGCTGATGACGAATGAAATTTGCAAGTATTGCCGCACAAAGCGCGAATTTGCGACTCCACGCTATACCGCTGCTGAGTATTGGAGGCCACCGTCGCCAATAGAAAGGCTGCCACGAGGTTTTCATGTCGAGGATGCTAGCGAGGAGGCCGACTAGCCACTATGCCGACACGAAAGAAGAGGGAGGAGCCCCCGATGCCAGTGGTCGAGGGGCACAAGGTCAAGGACTGCCTGCGCTGCGATAAGCTCTGTGCCAACCGGCGGCAGATCGTAAATGGCTGGGGCCCCCAAGGAGCCGCTATCGCGTACATCGCCGAGGCACCAGGCCCTACCGAAGATGAGAAGGGGCGCCCTCTCATAGGCCCTGCTGGTCAGACCGTCCGCCGGTGGATGCGGGAGGCCGGTATCGATCCAGATCGTGATGTCTACTGGGATAACGCCTGCCGTTGCTGGCCGCCAGGAAATCGCAAGCCCACCGACAAAGAAGTGGCCAACTGTAATGCCTTCCTCTGGGCTGCTTTGGAACATATCAAGCCGCAGATCGTGATGGTCGCCGGTAACACTGCCGCAGCAGCGGTACTGGGTGAATTGGCTGACCAGGGCATCACGAGGCTTCGTGGGCATGTGTTTTGGAATGAACGTCTGGGCTGTAAGGTTATCCCCACCATCCACCCCTCGGCTGTTCTGCATAACTTCGAGGACGAGCCTTCCTGCATCTTTGATATTAAGAAGTTGGTTAAGGAGCTAAGGAGTCCAAAGAAGATGCCGCCCGGCTTGGGCGACTACAAGTCGTGTACTACTGTTGAGGAGGTCGAGGAGGTTTGTAAACGCCTACAGCAGGCCGACTGCTTGTCCTTCGACTGCGAGACAGATGGCCTCAACTGGCGCAAGGATCATATTCTCTGTGTCTCCTTCACTGACGCTCCGGGGCGGGCATGGATTGTTCCGCTGGTGGGTAAGGACTATCGCCCTATTTGGTCAGCCAATGAGATGCGACGGGTGCTGGCAGCGCTCAAGGGCCTGCTGGAAAGCGATGTGCCCAAGATTGGCCAAAACCTTAAATTTGATCTTCACTTCCTCAAGACCACACTCGGCATTGAGGTTCAGGAATTCGCTTTCGATACTATGTTAGCTTACAGCCTCATCAATGAGGGTGGGTCGCATGCGTTGGAAACCCTACGCAGCTTTTTTTCGTCGATGCCTTACTATGACCATGACGTGATTGAGCAAAGTGAGAACAAGGCGCACATGGAGCGGGTAGAGGAAGAGGTGCGGGATCAGTATGCTGGGGCGGATGCCGACTGCACTATGCGCGTGGCGATTGAGCTTGATCGGATGCTTGATGAAGAGGGTAATGCCCGCTGGATCTTTGAGAATATTACAATGCCCGCCCAACGTGCCGCTATGCGCCTTGAAGAAAACGGCGTGCTCGTTGATGAGAAGAGGGCGTCAGAGGTTATTAGAGAGACTGACAGGCTAATCCGTGAGGCCGAGGTCGAGTTCTATTCGCACCTGCCGAAGGGTGCGAATGAGGAATTTAACTATGGTTCTACGCCACAGTTGCAGCAACTCCTGTATGTAGATCTCAAGCTGCCGATGCCCCATATCTTGACCAAGACCACCGGCTCAGCCTGCGCCACATGTCGAGAGGGGAACACGCTGCATCCAGAGCATGTCAGCACAGACAAGGAAGCCTTGAAGGAGCTACAAGGCACACATCCGATTATTGATTCACTGCTCATCCTGCGTACTCTGACCAAGTTGCGTAACTCATTTCTGCTGGGGTCAGAAGGGAAGCAGAGCGGTCTTCTTCAAGCCATCGAGGAGGACGGGCGCATCCACACCACCTATCGGGTGGACGGGACGGTGACAGGCCGGAGCAGCACATCGCCCAACTTGCAGAATATCCCCAAGGACACCGAGGATCGCCCGGAGATCTATGAGTATATCCGGCGGCTGTTCTGCGCTCCCGAAGGGTATGTGTTTATGGAGGCGGACTACAGCCAGATCGAGTTGCGTATCCTAGCCTATCTCTCCGGTGAGAAGGAGCTTATCAAGTTGCTAGAGGCGGGTGAGGATCAACATCTATGGATTGCCCGCCATGTCCTCTATCCAGAAATCGATTCTGACCTGCCGGATACTGAGTGGAAGACAAAGCATAAGGATTTGCGTGACCGCGCCAAGGTCTTCAACTTTGGTCTCAGCTATGGCATGACGGACTATGGCGTGGCCCGTCGGTGGGGGTGTAGTCGGGAGGAGGCGCGGAAGCGTATCGAAGCATATATGAAGCGCCTGCCTGGGTTAGCCCGCTATTTCGCCCGCGCACGTTTCGGCATGAAGCGTGACGGCTACCGCGAGAATTGCTTTGGACGGCGCCGACACTTCCACGGTATCAAGACCATGCGCGACTATCGTGGCTTCAAAAAGGTCTTTGGTCACATGCTACGGCAAGGCTATAACTTCCCAGTGCAGTCTAGTGCCGCCGACATCCATAGCATGGCGATGGCGGCTTTGAGTGAGGATGCTTGGCTGGCCGGGTTGGGTGTGAAGATGGTGATGAGCGTGCATGACTCCTTGGCCTTCGAGGTGCCGGTGACACACGCCGAGGAAGTGGCACGCTACCTACAGGAGCAGATGGCGGTCATTCCAGCGAAATTGCTGAAATGGCAGTTGCCCGCTGAAGTAAACTGGGGGCTGCGGTGGAGCGAGTGGCAATTTACTCTCGACATCACTGGCACCCTAATAGAGGAGAAGAAGGAGGCCGCATAATGCCTGATGAACCACAGACGGAGGTAACAACATTCGGTAGCCACGCCAAGCGTGAGATGCCGGACGGTACATTGGTGGTAGGCTATGTGCCTAAGATCGTCGCGCCGAGAGGTCTAGCACTACCGCACCGACAGATCGAATTCCTGCCGGTCTTGCTCCCGGAGAGCGTGCTCAAGGAATTGCTCGATCAGCAGCGGGCGAGGGATAGAAATCTAATTCTATTGGGCCAAGTGATCATAGTGCCGGAGAGCTAGGATGCCGGGCTACTTCATCAAGACGAATGCTAAGCTGCATGAGAACGGTGCCAGACAATATCCACCGGACACAGCCGACCGTATGCGCCACTATGCATCATTAGGCTTTGACTCCTTCGAGGAGCTTGCGGGCTACCGCGCTGGCGGCACTGCGCTCGCTGATGATGTATGGGTTTGGGTGAGGAAGGAAAAGCCAGATGCCAGGAATTTTGATCTCGGCTGAGGAATGGGACAAACTTTATTTCAACGGGCCCGTGATTGGCGTCGATGAGGCTGGCCGCGGGGCCTGGGCCGGGCCCGTGGTGGTCGCCGCGACGATGCTGCCAGAGGATTTTCCTCCTGACGTGCTGGCTGCTATCCAAGACTCCAAGCGTCTGCGGGCAGCAAAGCGGTGCGAGCTAAGTGACAAGCTGAAGTCCCATTGCCCTTATGGGATCGGAGAGGCATCTGCTAGGGAGATCGATGAGCTTGGACTGGCGACGGCAGTGGCATTCGCCGCTAACCGAGCTTTTTTTAGTCTAACTTTTTCTCTCTCGCTTTATAACAAGAAGCTCCAAGCCATCCTGCTGGATGGCACGGTGAGTAACTGGCAGAAGCTAGAGCCATTCTTAGAACAGTTGGGCGTTCCCTGGTATTACATGATTAAAGCTGATGCCCTCGTGAAGGTCGTCTCGGCGGCCTCAATCCTAGCGAAGACGAGGCGTGATGCATCGATGTGCCAAGCGGCACTCGTTTGGCAGAGCTATGGATTCCAACGGCATTTCGGTTACGGGACACCGGAGCACATGGCGGCATTGGAGGCCAATGGCATTAGCCCGATTCACCGGCGCAGCTACCGCCCGCTCTGGCGCTGGGTGCCGGTACGCGAGCGGCTCGAATACAAGGCAAAGCGATGGCGCGGAAAGTAGATCCTTGGGTTGCATTGCTATCTGAGCGTATCGAGACGGTGGGCCTCTCGATTCGGTGCTACCGGCGGCTCAAGGAGGCGGGGATCAATACCATACTCGACCTGCTCTACGCGAAGGATGAGGTCTTGGCCCCATACTTTGATGAGTTACATGCCGGGATGATTCGGCTAGGAGAGAGACATGAAAATAGGGTTTGACCTTGGCCATCCTGGTAGGGGGAGCCCTTGGTTAGGAGAGAAGGATGAGTATCAGTGATTGCAAGATTAAGGCCCGCCGCTGTGAGCTAGAGGTTTTCCTGCCCGATACCCGTGGTGCTTTTATTAGCCGATGGGGAAGGGGAAATCTCAAGATAGGGCCCAATGTGTTCACCTACAGCAAACTTCCCGGTCGGCCCGAAGACGGCGGCACGTGCCCTGGCGCCCGCGAATGCTTGGAGTATTGTTACTCATTGCGCATCCGGGCCACCACGCCCTTGGTGTGGCAGGTCTACAAGGAGAACACCCTCAATGGGCCCTCACTTCCTTCGCTGCCCGGTGAGGCAGCCTTGGTGCGTTTGCACGTTACGGGAGACTTCGACACGGTGGCTTATATCGAGGCATGGATCGCTCTAGTTAAGAAGCACCCCGATGTATACTTTTGGGCCTACACCCGATCTTGGCGAGTGCCATCCTTGCTGCCTGCATTGGAGCGGCTTCGCGCCCTCCCCAACATCCAGCTTTTCGCTAGTATTGATCGGACGGGCCAGGACTTACCACCCGCCACATGGCGTCGAGCTTATGTGCTGCCACCAGGCCCAATGTCGGAGGCTAGCTATGTGCTTGCGAGGGGTCGGCTGGCTTATGTCTGCCCAGAGGAACAAGGTAGAAAACCAAATTGCGAATCCTGTCTCTATTGTGTTAGGGGTAGGAAGGGCGATGTTGCATTTGTGCAGCATTAGAAGTAGGATATAATGATGGGATGGATCGCAGTCCATGCCGACTTGCTTTTGGCGGTAGCCACAACATGCCTGTTGCTTGCGGTGCTGCCCATAATTCGCTTGCAATGGAAGAGGAAGGCCAGCACAGTGCCATTATCGGCTTCATTGCTGATGGTGGTTATCCTGGGGCTCATCGCAGTGGTAGACCTATCATTGTCCTTGCTGCTTGCTGCTGGGTTAACGGGATTAGAAGCGCTGGGCTGGCTCGTATTGGCATGGCAGCGATGTCTATATGGAGGTAAAACATGCGGCGAGTAGTTTACCTTTCGGGGGCCCTAGCAGGCCACACATATCAGCAAGCGAAAACAGATCATGACAAAGCCGCTAGCCTGCTCCTTGCGCGGGGTTGGGACATACTAGACCCGCTTCGCGGCAGGGAGATCTTGAGCACGTTACAGCAGCCTATGGATGGGCCGGAGACGGTGGCACTCCTGGGAGTGACGGACGCGGCTCTTATTCAACGCGATGAGGATGATGTGCATCGTGCTGATGTAGTCCTAATTTTGACCGGCGACTATCCCAGTTGGGGCACGGCAATGGAGTGGGCAGAAGCCGCTATCCTATACCATAAACCCGTTGTTGTCGTCGGCACTAAGTATAAGGATCATCCTTGGTGTAAGCATTATGCCTCCTATTTTGCTGAGACTGTCGAAGATGCCATAAACTTCCTCGATTCATTTCTTGATAGAGGCTATCAGCTTACGGAGGAGAAAAGCGATGGGCGGAAAGAGAATTCATGGACTTGACTCCATACGGGCACAAGGCTGGCTACCACAGCGAGAGACCGCCATTGGCACCTTTATCCTGTGGTTAGATGCATGGGCGGCGGAGTCCTGGGAGGGCATGGCTAGCCTATGCCAGCTAACGGCGCGTTTGAGCTATGAGACTTTGGGCGGCTGGCTCAAGTCGGTCTATGGCACCTATATCCTAGTGGATGCGGAGATTGAGGACATTGTGGAGGTCTCGCCGGTGTGTGTAGACATCAATGCCAAGCTATGCTGCCTAGATGACAAGCGCGAGCAGCATACATCCTTTGTTACCGCCCGCATCATACGTGAGAGCGGCTTACGGCAGCCATCAGAGACCGGTGAGTGGGGGGTCAATCCTTTAGCCGCTATGCGAGGGCTGTTTAGATGAAGTCGCCCATCCACGCCTACCTCTCCGGGCCCATGACCGGCCTCACTGTGGCTGAGGCGATGGCCTGGGTGCGGGAAGCGCACGCACGCCTAGAAGCGGCAGGCTATGAGTGTTATTCGCCTATCGAGACCGAGACCGCTCACCTGCCAGATGATTATGTGATCCAGCCGGAGGGCAATGATGACCACCCGCTCAGTCGGCGGGAGGCATTTTTCCACTTTGACCGCCATGAGGTCAAGCGGAGTGACATTCTCTTTGTCAATGTCACGCCACTCAAGGATGATGCCCATTATTCTCTGGGCTCTGATTGGGAGATGTGTTGGGCTTCAGAGAATGATACGGTTATCGTCCTTGTGGCCCGTCCAGGACAAGTCTATGCACAACATGGTTTCATTAAAGCTGCCGGTGCGCTGATCTTCTACACGCAGGAGGAAGCCTTGCGCTTCCTTGAAGCCTACGCTGGCGCAGGTTAGGAGGAGAACATGCCATACATTGAGCAGTTTCGGCGGAACGAGTTGAACAGGCAGGGTGCCGCCCGGATTGGCGAATTCTGTGCCTCGGTGGGTGAGCTAAACTACGTTTTGACCCGCATCTGCCTTAGCTATCTGTCCCATCACCACAAGTGCTATGCCACCATGAACGAGATCTTGGGCGTCCTGGCCGCCATCGGCTTCGAGTTTTACCGTCGTGTCGCCGCAGATTACGAGAACGAGAAGATCGCCGCCAATGGGGATGTGTATCCGGCTAGGGGGTTCGAATGAACATGGAGTCTGTCGTCTGTGGCATCATCGGCGGTCTGGTGGTGCTAGGGATCGAGTTGGCGGTCTATGAGATGGCTCACTGCCTCCGGCGCCGCCACAAGCAGCTAGAGCCGCCACCCAAATACCTGCCGTGGTCGTGGGTGGGGTGCGGCGAGCATGCCCCACCGCTTAATCCTGCCTGGGTAGCCTACGTCAAGGAGGCGGATCGGGGATCGCGGGTCGAGAAGGGCGAGCGTGGATGAGCTAACCTTTACGTGAGCGTTAAGGTATGAAAGAGCTTGAAACCAGCAGAGGCGTCATTCTGTGCTGCGATGTCCTTGAGGGCCTAGCCCAGATCGAGGACAACTCGGTGGATGCCATCGTGACCGACCCGCCCTACGGCCTTGGCTTCATGGGTAAGGAATTTGATACCTTCCGTGGTAAAGGGATCGATCCTGCTTTTGGACATTGGTTCGCTGGCTTCGTGGACGGCGAAGGCTGCTTTTCAGTGCATAAGAAGCACGTCAATGGTGTTGAGACCTACGATTGCCAGTTCAGCTTATGTCTTCGGCAGGATGATGCGCCCGTGTTGGAGGCGATTCAGCAGCAGCTTGGCGGGATCGGTTCTCTCGCGCAGCATCTTCTGCGCACGAGTCAGGATCGGAAGGGCAACCCACAGGCCCGCTATTGCATCAGTAGTAAGGCGGATTGTCTAGCTCTACGTGATCTCTTTAGGGCTTTTCCGCTCCGTGCGAAGAAGGCACGCGAGTTCTCTATTTGGTCAGAGGCTTTAGATGCTTGGCTCAACCATCAGCGAGGTGCCTGGGGAACAATGAAGGAGGCCAGGCAGCGCTTGATGGCGACACGTCCCTATGCGCCTCAAGGAATCAGAATTGATCCCTATCAATGGTGGTGTTTTCATTGGGCAAGAGAGGCTCTTCGCGTACTCAAGCCGGGCGGTTATCTGCTTGCCTTTGGCGGCACCCGCACTTATCACCGGCTCGCGTGCGCTATCGAGGATGCGGGCTTCGAGGTACGTGACTGCCTCATGTGGCTTTTTTCACAAGGATTTCCGAAATCGCTGGACGTGAGCAAAGCAATAGACAAGGCGGCGGGAGCGGAGCGGGAAGTTGTCGGACGGTATATTCACCCACGTTCTATCGAGCAAGGACGAGCGATTGATAAGAGTTGGGGCAAGGAATCCTTGGATAATACTCTCGAAGGCTATGTTACTCAGGGAGATGATAAGAGGACGCTAGCTGAACGATTACAACTAACCGCCCCCGCCACCGATGCTGCCCGCCAGTGGGAAGGCTGGGGCACGGCCCTGAAGCCCGCCTGGGAGCCCATTGTCCTGGCCCGCAAGCCGCTCTCGGAGCCTACCGTCGCCGCCAACGTCCTCAAGTGGGGCACCGGGGCGCTGAATATCGACGCCTGCCGGATAAGGACAAAAGAGAATCTTGATGGTGGAGCCTATGCCAAGACGGGAACGCCCCGCGATGATGGTTGGGGCATGCAGCGTGCCCAAGCCGGAGAATATGAACAACCCGCTGGCCGTTGGCCCGCGAACCTCATGCTGGAATGCACTTGTGAGAGGACACAGGAGGGTGAGATACAAGGCACAAAGCCACATCCAGTTGTCTCCCATCAAGAGAAATATCCTGGGTACGGTTCTATCACAAGGAAGCAGGGCGAGGTCGTCAACTACGGTGATGCTGATGGCAAGGAGCCCGTGCACATCCACACCAATCCTGAGTGTCCTGCCGCCATGCTGGATGCACAGAGCGGGAAAAGAACGAGCGGCTACATGAAGCCTGGACAGCAACGTAAGGCTAGCCTTGGGGCTGGCGGCTATCACGGCAATATGCCTGATGAGGCAACAGGACAGGGAACATACGGTGACTCCGGCGGCGCTTCCCGTTATTTTTACTGTGCCAAGGCTTCTCGTGCAGAGCGGGAGGCGGGGTTAGAAGATCTCCCCCCTGTTAACAGCGCAGAGAATCTTGGACGTGAGGAGGGCTCCGCTGGACTAAATAGCCCCCGTGCTGGTGCCGGGCGCACTCGGAAGGAGATTAGGAACCCTCATCCAACGGTGAAGCCCATTGCCCTTATGCGCTACCTTGTGCGGCTAGTGACACCGCCGGAGGGCCTCGTGCTCGATCTATTCTGTGGTAGCGGCTCAACGCTGGCCGCGGCGGTCTTGGAGGGCTTCGAGTATATCGGCATTGATCTTGATGAGGGATATTGTAATATTGCCGCTCATCGAGTACAATACTGGGAGAGGATGCCCTAGCATGGGAACGGTTACATACAAATACCAGCCGGGCACGGTGGCAACCCCCGTGATCTATACTAGGTATGAGGGCGACAAAGCGGGCGTGGAGTTCGATAAGCGGCCATGCGTGGCGCGGTTCACTTTCGGTTGTATAGAGCGGGCAGTGATGAAGCCAGAGGCGCTTGGTTATCGTATGGTGGGTTGGGATTACCAGTTCTTCAGCGTCACCTATGCTAGGCCGCTGCCTATATGGTTGGCCTGCAAGGTGGGTTGGCTGCTGCGGAGCGGGTATCGCCGTCTCCTGATTGGTCGGGCGCTCTGCTGGCTGTCTAAAAAAGGCTTCGTCGGCTATGTGGGCTCGGAGGCGGAGATCTTTCAATGGCGCTGTGTGCGCCCCGGTCGACGTCTGCTGCATCCGTGGCGCCCATCACATCACATAAAGCTATCAAGGGACAACTGGATCTGGTGGTTCGACGCTTTTTGGTTCCACCACAAGATCCGTCTGATCTGCTGGTGGGAACTCCACCGGCATGGCTACACCTGGCGTGACGCCAGAACGCTTCTAAAGGAGTGAGAGAATGCTGGACACAATGCTGGACACGATCACATGGTTCATCCGGTTTATCTGCAAATTTGCGCTGCTACCCGCTGTCGGTGGGGCGCTAGTGTCCCTCGGCCTGGTCGAGGTCTTGGGCTCGGTGAAACTAGGGGTGGGGGCAGGTATCCTAGCCTCTTGGGTGGCGTATGCGGCGGGGTTCCGTGCCTCTGATAGCAACCCATTCACTGTAGTAACCCGCGCTGTCCGCGAGATTTGGGGCGTTCTTGACTACTACCATTGGAGCCGCTTCACAGAGGATGGGCGCCGGGCGATAGCAGACCTGCGTGAGGGGCTTGAGGAGGACTAGTGATCATGGCAGAACGTCTTGGGTGTGCTGGTGAGTTATGTCCCATCTGTGGGACGCCGACGTTCGACTTCATTGGCAATGTTTGTCCCGGCTGCGGTGAGGAGTGGGCGCCCATGCGACGGTGCCCACGTTGCGGCGAGCCCGCGGATGGCTTATTCAATGCGAACCCACAAAATCCAGATGGGCCATTCTGCAACCGCTGTGGCTGGCCGGAGCAGGATGTCGACGTCGGCGCCATCATGGGCGAGGGCAGCTATGGCCCTGATTGACCCATTCTGGCGGCTGGTAGCGGGCTATGGGATGGCTGGTGGCTTCATCGTCCTGGGGATATGGGCGATCATCCTGATTTGGAAAGACTGGCACCGAAGGTGCTAGGGAGGTAGTAACATGAGGAAGCAACTAAAGGCATTGCTGCTCCGTATCGTCAAGAGCGTGGCGATTGCGGCGGCTATCGGCGGTCTCACTAAGCTAGGCGACATGCTTGGCCTGCTGGGGCTGTCCGCTAGCACAACGGCATTCTTTTCGGTCATCATCGCACAAGCTGTTCAGGAGTTGCGCGTGATCGACCAAGGCTAAATCGGACTATCGCGTGACAGGAGAGGCGCCTGGCCCTATGCTACAAGTGCGGCATGGGCAGGCCAAGGCGTTCTCTCCCTCTCTCCGTCTTGGCCAACCTCCTTCCTTCGAGGCTGGGCAAGGCGGCCCAGCCTCACCATAATAGGAGATAGCAATGGATATTCCGGCGAAGAAGGGACTTAGGCCAAGCGCGGTCACAGACCGTGTTTTCGTGACATTTCATGTATGCACAGCCCCGGCGGGGCCGTTGAGTCGGGTATTGGGCACGTTGACGGTCGAGGCTGTGAATGATCCAATGATCGACCATCCGGCTGCCGTTGGGCTCGTGGTCTATGACAATGACAAGCAGCCACTCGTGGCTATCATGCCAGGCAACATCCCACTGGCGGCAGCTATCATTGCCCAGCTTCTCGACAATTATGGAGTCGCCTTCGCGGAGGTCATTCAGGAGGCCCAGGAGCAATATGAGGTGATTTAGATGCCTATTGTTGAGCCTAAGCCGAGAGAAGCACCACCGGCGACTCCTGACACACCGCCGGGGACACCGCAGGTTGACCCATCTACGCTGCCGACCATCACGCCGAAGGTAGCGCCGCGATTGCCGGATGGCAACCCAGAGATTTACTATACCCCACGCCGTTTGTGCCCAGATCAGCGCCGCGATGCCGGTGATGGCGCACGTCCGAGATAGTCATGCCCTGCAAGCCAAATGTTCCCTGTAATCTTCGCTGCTTTATGCCTACCGCATCGGGTCAATGCTGGTTCTGTAGCATGCAGAGCATAAGTTGCCGGGTGGTGGACTGCGTTCTCAACTGTCCTCTCGACAACAATCTCCGTAGCAGACATATCGCGGGCCACAAGACGAAGGTTTGGATCTTAAATCATGGTGGCCCAGAAGATGGTTTTGCCACCCTTCCCGGTGGGCTCCACTTAGCTCGTTCCTACTTCTTCGGTGAGAGCTATGGCGGGCCCGATCTATCGCCAGAGTTTCCTAGAGGCCATTTCACCCTGCGATATTATACCGAGGAGGGGCATGAAGATGGGCACTTTGGGCTAGAGATGTTCGACGCCAGTGATACAGTGCCCTTCGCCCTAGCCGATGCTATGATGTGGGTCACGCAGGATGCCATTCAATGGTTCTTCGACCCAGAGAAGATGATCTCCGATCCGCTTCCCTACCGGCGGCAGATCAGCCAAGAGGAGATCACCGAGCGATTGCGGGGCTACCAATATTACATTGATGTAGAAACTCGGCGGGATTATAACCGCACGGTTCTGCCCTTGCCATCACTCACCGAATTGCCGGAGGAGATCCAGCGGCGGCTGGTGCAGCACTGGGATCGATTATGGTGGGATTGGCTTGATTTACATCCAGACTATTGTTGGATACCGATGTTAGGCTTCTGGCATGCTGACGAGATGATCTTTTACCTACAGGGCCCTACGGCTCCGGTGAGGTTGGGCCGAGATGTCGACTGAGCAACGTATAAACGTGGCTCATCTGATTCTTCTGGAAATGCGGCGCCAATAACCGCATGACGGCAGGTGGATCGGCATTGAAGTCCAGCCCTGTTTGCCGATAGAGGTCTAAGATCTGCTCCCGCATCTCAAGTTCTTCGTTGATCTGGGCCGATACGCGCATCACTACCGCCCAGGCTAGGTCAATCTCTGTCTCGTTGAATTCTTCCAATAGTAGCTCGCGCACTAGCTCCGGCGTACAGTGGGGATGATTCTCAAGCACGTTGTAGGCTGTTGCTTTGATGACCGAGATGCCAAGACCACCGGCGGCCCAATGGATGGCCTCAATAGTCTCCGGCTTACACTTGAAGGCGAGCCACTGCCCCGGCACCGCCACGTACCACACGCGCCCCTCAGCGCCCCTGTAGCCGCCTAGCACGTCGTCCGTGGTTAGTCCCGCCTCTAACTCATCTTGCATGGCCTTGTAGACGTTCTCTAGGCCCTTCAGGGTATGGGCTGTGACGCAATTAGGTATTGGGCAGGGCTGCTGTTCAATAATGGATGGCGGCTCTAATGTCCCATCTAGCCGGACTCCGAAAAGTAGGCGTGTGTCCAATGGAATGTTATAGATTATGAGATGCTTATTTCTGGCTCCGAATAGCTCGAAGCCTAGGCCATAGCCGGGGTAACGGAGTACCGCGGCTGGGATGTCTGGATAGCGTTCAAGCATCTCACGCCAGAAGGTGAGGAAGGGGCCGAAGCGGGATTCACCAACCACTGGTAGGAGTCGGGTCTTGTATGTGACACAGGTCTCGCCGTCCCAGGTGCGGTACTTATAGGAAAAAAGCGAGGTGCCATCAATTTTCTCATACGCCTCGACACGCTTCACATCCTTGGGGAAGTGGAATGTCCCTTGTTTGTCCATTGGGTAGGGAAACTTGGGTGTGGCGAGGATAAGCTGAGGCATCGGCTTGCCGTTGACCCGCGTGATGTAGAGCGCACCATAGCGGTGGTCGCTCCGGTGGGAGATGAAGCCTTCTAGCTGGTTCCCGTTGAATGGATCTTGCACGTCAAAGCGCGATAGCTCCTTCATCGGGAGGCCAAGAGCTTCGAGTGCCTGCTCTTCTTCCTTGGTCATTGGCCTCGTATCTCTAATAGTACATCTGGCGGCACGGTATCGGGATCGGATGTTGCGCCGCATGTCAAGCATGACCAATAACCGCCGAACAAATCATCGATGGCCTCTAGCTGCTGGCCCCCACAGTGGCCACAGGCTGTTGGTCTAGGTGGTGGCGCTCCATATCGGATCGGCGGACGGGCCAGTTGGATAACTATCTCCCGAACCTTCTCGGCTCTCCCGGCACATAATGCCAAATGATAGCGGGCTTTCGCCTCCTGCCAATCGCCCACGGGCAGCGCCACATGCCTCACCTTGTCGTCCTCGGCCCAGAAGAAGGCGAGGCGATAGTTTTTTGCCTCCTTGTTCGGCGGCGGCAATAGTACGAGAATGCCGTCCTCTCCGAAGTGCTTGTGTAGGGAACATCGCCATCGCCCTTGACATAGGACACAGCCGGGGTGCGCCATCTTATTCCTCTTCTTCTATATGGTTAGGGGGTAGGCTCATCGCCTCTCGGCTCTCACGAGTACAATTCTGTGGACAACTCCACTCATGCGACGGCGATCCATGTTCCCTGTTGTCTCTCTACCGGGGGGCTGACCCCTACGATGAGGCACTGCCGCCCTTCGGCTCCTTGCCTAGCAGTGCAACCCTACCCCCTTCCCTCTAATTGCCTCCCCGCCATCCGGCTAAGACGCCCAACCCCATTAGCGCCAAGCTGACGGCAAGGAGGCCGATGATAACCGGCCAGAATGGAAAGAAGACGACGTATTGCTCCATTTAGACAGCAGGCGCTTCCTCCCCCGGCAGCGGCATTGGATTGGCCGTCATGCTGATGTCTAGCCAGCCGATCTCAGTGAGTAGCGTGGTGCCGTCGCCGAGTTTCTTGCAGCCCTTTATGATGAAGGCCGGACGGAGGGCTAGCTTTCCCCGCTCAAACAATGCCTCCTTAATTTTGTCCATCACGAACCTCCTTCCGTTGTTGGCGGAACTATGTACCGCGTTATGCCAGCCCTGGTCATAGCGGGCGCCTCGTCGCTAATTGTGGGCGGCTCGCCTGGCCTTCTTGCGGCGCGGTTTCTTGACCGGCTCATCCTGAAGACGGGTGATGGCATTGGCCTCACCCTCCAATGCCGGTTCCTCAGTGGCCGTGACCGGCCAATCAGAAGCGGTCTTGGCAAGGAGGCTGAGTTTCGCTTCGAGATCAGTCAAGCCATCGATGCTCAGAGCTAGCCTCTCAGCATTGGAGCACACGCTACCCCCGACGGCGGCGTACATCAAGGCGACTGGCGTAAGCTCGTACTCGTCACGCTTGCCGAGCGCATACTTGACTAGCGCCACCACTGCGGCGGCCCGGCTGAAGTCCTCCTCGGTAATAGTCATGTCCCACTCCTTTCATCATCGCAGGGCTCGGAATCGAGCAGCTCGTCGAGCCCGAATTCCTTAAGTAGCTCCTTGTCAAGCCCAAAGGCAGGTGGCGTGGCTGCCCGACTAGCAATTAGCTCGGCCAGGATAAGCCACAGCGTTGCCACCACCGCTGACAGCGATAGTCGGCCACCTACTTGAATCGGCTTGAGCGGCTGATATGGCCGGTCGTAGAATGGGTCTTCGGGCGGGCTCGATTCCGTCTGCTCTTCGCCCGAAGACGGTGTAGGTGGCGCTGGCGGGCCAGGCGGGTGATGCTTCGTATAATACGCAGGCAATGACTTCTCCAAGGCTCCCACCTTCGCTTCCAACTCCTCCAGCCGCGCCTGAAACCCCGCCCATTCCTCCCAAGACATCTGAATGGGGGGCGTCGAGATCGGCTCCTCGCCTGCCGAGGACATCGGCCCCTCCGCCTCCGGCTTCCCCGTCATGTCGCTGCTGGCGTCATGCCAATCCCACAGCTCTTCAGGCGGCACGATTTCAGTCATAGCTGGCCTCCTTGAAGGGGGCGAGGGCTATTTCCACAGCGTCTAGAGCACGGGTTATCTTGACGTGAAGTTCGTCCTGAATCTGTGGGCTACGGTGGTATTCCAGGGTATGCTTTGCCATTCTCTCAGCACTGACGGCAAGTGCAAGCCGCATCGCCGCCGCCACCAGCGCCGCGACCTTCGCCTCAAGGAAGACGGGAGCGATGCCAATAGCCTCAACCGCGTCGCTGCTGGCGCGATACCATTCCCACATCGCTTTAGGCCAGAAGATCACAGTAACATTTCCTGGTATTAGGTCTTGCCGCCCCCAGCCGCCCAATGGCTTACTCACTCCGTAGCCTCCTCCTTCTCGATCTCCTCATTGTGTCGTGCCCAGGGTGTTAGCTCGATCTCAGTCTCAGTCTGGCTCATGCATATCTCCCGTTATCTCTCCACATACCAGGCGGCAATGTCGCCTGGCGCGACCTTGACTTTGGCCGCAGGTGCGGGCTTCTCCAATTTGCAACGATACTCCGGCGTGTCCTTGGTGTGGGTTATGGTGTCGGCCACGCCCTTCGGGATGACGCCCGATGTGACGGCGGCATCGAAGGCCGTCAAGCT